GACTCTGGGGATTATGAATGTTCCGAACCACCGGCTACATACGTTCTATACCGTAGAGCGCCCGTGGCAGGACAACGCTCCTTTTCTGTCGTGCATCCCCTTGGGGGAGTATTCCGTTATCTGGAAGCAATCTCCCAAGTTCGGGTGGTGCCATGAGATAGAAAACGTGTCCGGCAGAAGCCACATCCTATTCCACGTCGCCAACTTCCCTGAAGAGGTTGAGGGGTGCATAGGTGTTGGTATGTCGTTGATGGGAGATCGTATCGCCGTAGGAGAATCTCGAAAAGGGATCGAGGCGTTTCATGAAGCCACTGGGGGGAAAGCATGGCGGCTAAGGATCGTGAATGCACCGTATGCGGCGTTAAGTACCCTGTAGAAGGATTCCCGACTTGCGGTAGGGGCTATCGCAGGAGGACATGCAGAGAGTGTACTAACAAGCAAAAGCGAGACTTTAAGTCCGCAGACCCTGAGACATATTTGATCTCTCGTCTTGGCCGACAGTCTGGCCGCAACAGGGTTGAGATCAGCATAGACAAAGAGTTTCTGAGGGAGCTTTGGGATTCGCAGGGAGGGAAGTGCGCCGTTACTGGGTTGCACATGACTTACTTCCCCAGAGGGCAGAGGAACGCAACGGGCCTTAACGGGTCGGTAGATCGGCTCGATGGCCTTAAAGGTTATGTAAGGGGCAATGTCCGTCTGGTCTGCGCGAGGGTAAATGCTATGCGCTCATCAGGAGAGGATGCTGATTTGCTGTGGTGGTGTAAGCAAATAATAGAGGGGATAGAGGGTGAATGACGAGGACTTAAAGGAGGCGGCGAGAGTCTTCAAAACGGACTTCCCTGTCTACGCCAAAAACATTTTGAAGGTCGTCAACAAGGAGGGAGTGCAGTTGCCCTTCCGCCTGAACGACGGCCAGAAGATGGTGCATAACCAGCTAGAGACTCAGCTTAAAGAGACCGGCAAGATCCGCGCTCTGATCCTCAAGGCCAGACAGGTAGGGATATCAACGTATGTGGAAGGTCGGTTCTTCTGGAAGATTACGCAAACTCGCAACGCTAATGCGTTCGTTCTTTCTCACCTTGCTGAGTCTACTAACTCGATCTTTAACATGGTGCGGATGTTCTATGAGAACGTACCTCATAAAGCCTTTAAGCCAACCCTCGGCAGTCAGAGTGCGGCCACCCTTGTCTTCGATGAGATCAACTCACGTTACCGAGTGGGTACAGCAAGATCGACTCAGACAGGGCGAGGACAGACTAACCGCTTTGTCCATGGCTCGGAGGTCGCCTTCTACCCGCAGGGGGCGGACATCGTAGCCGGTCTACTCCAGACAGTGGGCGGTAACGGTAGTGAGGTGATTCTCGAATCTACCGCGAACGGTGCTGGTGGCTGGTTCTACGATCAGGTCATGAAATCTTTGCGCGGCGAGACCGAGTGGATTACTTGCTTCGTTCCGTGGTTTGCCATGCAGGAGTACAGGGCCACAGTGCGTCCGTACTTCGAGCGCACCCGAGAAGAAGAGAAGCTCGCCGATCAGTATGGGCTGGACGATCAACAACTCCAGTTCCGCCGAAACAAAATGGATGAGCTAGGAGGAAACGATCTGTTTAGGCAGGAGTATCCGACTACCGCGATAGAAGCCTTCCTGACTTCGGGCCGGTGCTTCGTCGAAGAAAATGTTTTGGCTGATGCTGAGAAGGAGGTTTATACCCCCGACTTCATTGGTGAACTCCGTTCTGATGGTATGTCTGAGCGTACCAGTGGGCCGTACAGGGAGTGGTATCCGCCGAATCCAGATGACTCGTATGTCATTGGCGTGGACGTGGCAGAGGGATTGGCCCACGGAGACTACTCGGTCGCACAGGTTCTCGACTCGCGTGGCAGGCAGGTCGCCTGTTACCACGGGCATATTGATCCGTGGGAGTGGGGCAACATCGTCGGGATACTCGGCAAGCGCTACAACACCGCCTACATCATCGTCGAAAGAAACAACCACGGCCTAACAACTTTGCGCCGACTACAAGAAATTAACTACCCGTCGCTGTTCATTGAAAGTTCAGTTGATGGTGCTTATGGAGACCGCATGACGAAGCGCGGCGGCTTCCTAACAACCAGTAAAACCAAGCCATTAATCATCGATAACCTTGCCGCCCTGCTACGACAGAGGGACTCCGGTATAGCAGACACTGAGCTTATTAAAGAATTGCGAACCTACGTCATTGACGAAAGGGGGGCTACCAATGCTCAAAACGGCTGTTATGATGATAGGGTGATGGCGTTTGCCATTGCCCTCCATGGATTGGCTTCTATGCCGCGACCAAGAGTACATCCGGTCGCAAGGCGCTTCAAAACAGTAGACACCGTGGTGGGTTATTAATGGACGAATTCCTCGAAGAGGGCGTCGGATTTGATGTTGAAAATCCAGACGGCTCGCAAGACATAGAACTTCAATCACTCGGCGCTAGGCTTAAAGGCCTGTTTACCGAGTACAAAGACGCCCGTAGAGAAACTGAAGACGAGTGGATCGAAGATCTACGACAGTTCTCTGGCCAGTACGATCCTGAAATCCTTGCTCGATTGAGCGAAGCATCTGGCTCTCGCAGTAAGGTATTCGTTGGCCTATCTAGAACAAAGGTAATGGCCGCGTACAGCAGGCTTATCGACTTACTATTTCAAAGTGGTGACGCATTTTTTGGCGTACAACCAACCCCCCGCCCCAAGATCAATCCGATGAAACGAGCAGAAATGCAACAGATGCTCATTCAGAATATTGTGCAGATGGGGCAGGGCCAACCCGAGGAGGTGATCCGGCAAGTCCTAGCTGAGAACGAAGAGCGCATCCGTCAAGGGTTGCAGGAGCAGGAAGAGCGTTTATCCGAGATGGCCTCTGAAGAAATGCAGAAGGACATTGAGGATCAGCTAATAGAAGAAAACACCGAGCAGAAGATGAAGGAGGCTATCCTTGAGGCCTGCATCTTCGGCTCCGGTGCCATCAAGTCCGGCACGGTAAAGATCGACAAGGTTCAGTCTTACCAGCGCGTTGAGGATGAGATGGGGAGATCTCAGTATGTCATGGCGATGGAAGAAGAGGCCCGACCTGAAATTGAGTCGGTATCTATCTTTGATCTTTACCCAGACCCCTACTGCACCAGTCTTGCAGACTGTTCAGGAATGTTCCGCCGTCACGTCCTTACTCGCCGTCAATTCAGAGAGTTGGCAGATCTTCCCAGCTTTGACTCCGAGATAATCCTAGCCACTGTTAAAGATCGACGGAACGGAAACCATGAAGAAGAAGACCATGAGCGCACTCGCCGCGAAATTGCTGGCGTTGTTGATCATGGTGATTCCCGCAGGTTTGAGCTACTGGAGTTCTGGGGTTCCATTGACGGCTATGACCTACAAGAGGTTGGAGTCGAATTTCCGGAGGGATCTGATCTCAGCCAAGATTTTGATGCCAACGTATGGATCGTCGCCGGAAAGGTAATCAAGGCCGCACTTAATCCGGTCAAGGGATACCGTATTCCGTACAACATATTCCCCTATGAGCGCACTCCCCATCAGTTCTGGGGCGTGGGAGTACCGCGCATGATGCGTGATTCCCAGCAGACGATGAACGCGGCAACGCGCATCTGGCTGGACAACATGGCGCTCAGTTCAGGCCCGATGGTAGAGGTGAATACCGACTTGCTCGCGGCGGGTGAAGATCCAACCGACCTCCATCCGTGGCGAGTCTTTTTGCGATCTGGCGGGGACGGCTCTATGCCTGCTGTCCGTTACTACCAGCCTGTCGCGAATGCCAACGGCTTGAACCAAATCATAGAAATCTTCCGACGCTTTGCGGACGAAACAACTTCTCTCCCAAGCTACACCCACGGTGAGCAGACGAAGAGTTTGAATAAGACGGCAACGGGTATCTCAATGCTTATGGGAGCGGCAAATGTCGCGCTCAAGAGTACGATTAAAAACATTGACGATTTCCTTATACGCCCTATGATTGAATCAATGTTCCACTTCAATATGGAGTTCGGAACGAATGAGCGAGCGAAGGGCGATCTAAAGGTCGTTGCTCGCGGTAGCACCGCACTTGTGCAGAAAGAAGTGCAGAGCCAGAGACTATTGCAATTCCTCTCTCTGGTTTCAAACCCGATGGACTCTCAACTCATTGATCGAGGCAAACTCTTGCGCGATATCGCCCAGAGTATGGATATCGATCCGGATGAATTTATTAAGTCTCAGGAGCAACTCATTGCCGAGCAACAAGCTTTACAACAGCAAATGCTCGCCGCGTCAGGCGAGGGCGGTCAAGGTCTTGGCCCTGACGGAGGAATGGCCCCTCCTGATGGAGTTGCTTGAATCTCGGTTAGCCGAGGCTCATGAGAAGTTGGAGTACGCGGACGAACAGAATTTTAGACGCCAGCAAGGACGGGTAGCAGAGCTACGCGCCTTGATTGGACTTGAACAGACCGCAGAGGCGGTCATCGAAGCGGAAAGGAATCCGCGTAGGTCTCCTAGCTTCGATTAACGGACACCCCACAGAGGAACCGTGTAATGAAAGTAGATCCAGCAAAACTTGAAGCGGAAGCACAGGAATTAATAGCTCAGTACAAAGGTGAAGTTCCGGCCCCTCAAGAAGAGGAAACGCCAGAGGAAGTTCAACCTGAAGCAGAGTTAGCGGCACCCGAAGAGCCATCGGAAACTGCCGAAGTACCTGTGGAGGCTCCTGTCGAAGATGAGCGCGGCGAATTATCTGAGGCAGAGTTAGCACTTAAAAAGGCTGATGAACGCTACAAGAATGCGCAAAGGAAGATGACTCAGGCGACCACTGAGGCTAAGGAACTGCGACGTATGAACGAGCAGGTCATGGCTGAACTGGGACAAATGAAGCGTCAGCTTGCGGAGAAAGACATTGATCTAGAGAAGTTGAAGCAGGTCAGGGAAGAGTACCCAGACTTAGCGGCACCAATTCTGGATGAGATGGAAAGGACGCAGGCAAAGGTAGACGAGCAACATGCCGAACTTGAAGCACTCCGCAATATGCGAGAGCAGGATGCAGTCCAAGAGGCGCAGAACGCGCACATGGATCGCATTCGGGAAGCTCACCCAGACTTGGACAACATTGTTCAAACGGGAGACTGGGCTGACTGGCTGGAGGTGCAGAACGCGCAAGTTCAGAGCTGGATTGAATCCGGTTCATCGAACGACGTAAACGCGGCTCTGTACAAATTCAAGAGCGACATGGGTGTGGGTCAACCGACGCCGCAAGAGCGGGTACTGGAAAAGGCGAAAGCGGCGGCAGAGCCAAAGCTCCCTAAATCCAGAAAGCCCGATACTGGTGCCGGACAAAAAGTCTGGTCTGCGGCTGATATCAAGAGCATGTCTCTGAAAGACTTCGAGGCAAATCAAGGCGCTCTGATGGATGCATGGAGACAGGGACAAATCCGGCGTTAATTAAAACTCTTGCATAGAGGTATTTAACGATGGCTATTGGCGCAGGTGCTTCAAACTTTACTTACGCGAGCGGACAGGCTGGTTTCATTCCAGAAGTTTTCTCAAAATTATTGCAGGCGAAGTTCTACAGTTCTTCGGTTCTTCCTGCTATTTCAAACACTGACTACGAAGGCGAGATCTCTGGCCAAGGCGATAAGGTTCACATCCGAACCGTGCCGAACGTCACAGTTGCAGACTATAACGGTGCGATCAGCTACGCTGACTTGACCACTAGCACAGTCGAGCTTCTGATCGATCAAGCTAAGTCGTATGCGTTCAAGATGGACGACGTGCTATCTGCACAGGGCGATATCGATATGTTGGCTGAAGCATCTAAGGATGCCGCTGAGTCTATGCGTATCGCAGTTGAGACGGACGTACTGGCTAACGTAGTGACTGGAGCGACCACTATTGGTTCGCAGACCACCATTACTTCCAGCAACATCCTTACCAACATCCTTGACATCGCTAAGGAGTTGGACGAGTTGAACATCCCTGAAGAGGGTCGATTCATCGTTCTGCCTCCCAGCATGGTTTCTCTGTTAAAGCAGAGTGAACTGCGTCAAGCGTACCTGACGGGTGATGCGACTTCGCCTCTCCGTAACGGTCAGGTGGGTCAGGTAGATCGCTTCACGGTCTATCAGAGCAATCTGCTCTACACCGCCACGTCTGGTGCTGATGACACTTACACCCACGTTCTCGCGGGTCACCCCAAGGCAATCACGTTTGCTTCTCAGTTCACTAACACTGAGACAGTACGACTTGAGTCCACCTTTGGTGACGGCGTTCGCGGACTGAAGGTTTATGGCCGCAAGGTCGTAACTCCAGACTGCCTCGCTGTAGGTAAGTGGAAGGTCTAAGACCTAATCGGGGGAGGGTTTCCTCCCCCTTTCACTTTCAGGGAGAGATAAGTGAACGAAGCCAAGACCGAGAAAGACGATCTGTACATCGAGGCCAAGGAAGAGTTTGGCATCACCCTAGATAGACGACAGACCTTGGGTGATTTGCAAGATCAGATGGACAGAATTAGGAAGACTGGAAAACAGCCGGAGAAGGTTCTGCCAGCAAGGATGCCGAAAAAGCTTCGCAACATCGTGACCGGAAATATTTTCGATTACGACCCCTTGTTCGCAAAGAATCCCGATCTGGAAATAATTGAATGGGAGGCTACGGATGGCGACGACTAAGGTCAATGACATACTTGATCGTGCCGGTATCATCCTACAGGACACTTCAAATACTAGGTTTGCAAGCGCAGACCTTTTAAAGTTTTTTAATGACGGTCAGCGCGAGGTTGTAATTTACCGACCCGACGCGAACGTCACTAACGCTACGTTTACTTGTGCCGCTGGTAGCAAGCAGTCCTTACCTTCGGCGGCTATTCGCCTGATCGATATCACTAGGAACATCGACGGTAGAGCGGTCAGTCAGATTGATCGAAAGATGCTGGACGAGTCACTGCCCAACTGGCACAACTCGACGGCAGACAGCGATAGGAAGATTGAACACTTTGTCTACGATCCAACAGACCCTAAGAACTTTTACGTCTATCCGCAGGCGCTAAACAGCTTTCAGCTAGAAGTAATCTACAGCGAGTCTCCGGCAGATGTTGTTTTGTCAAACTTCACAACCGACACGACAACTATCACGTTGGATGACCCTTACGCGAACGCGCTGTTGGACTTCATTCTTTATCGTGCATATCAAATTGACTCTGAGTTCGCAGGTAACGCAGAGAAATCATTGATGCATTACCGATCATTTACAAATGGCTTGGGAGCCAAGACGCAGGGTGACTCAGCGTCCGATCCCAGAGTAGGAGCTTAATAGTGAAGTTTCTCGACATTTCAGATTTCGTAAGAACAGAGGCTAGAGGCGCTCCAGAATTTCTTGTTGAGAGGGTAGTAAGAGAGTCAGCCACAGAGTTTTGCGTCAAGACGGACGTGTATCGCTTAGAGCCTGAAACGATCCAAGTGATCTCAGGGATCGATGAGTACGACTTAACCATCCCTAATGGCACTGAGCTAAATCACATTATCGATGTGTACAGGGGGCATCGGACATTACAGCCCGTGTCCTACTCTCGATTGCTTGAGGTTAAGGGAGACGGCACAACAACCGGACAGCCTAGATGCTATTCGCAATTACAAAGCACATCTTTCTATGTGGCCCCAGTTCCTTCGGCTTCTGAAACGCTAAGCGTTCTGTATTCAGTTAAGCCGACATCTACGGCCAGCAGTATTCCCGACTATATAGGCAAGGCGTATAGAGAGCCGATTGTTCACGGAGCGCTTTATAGGTTGCAGATGATGCCTAACCAGCCGTGGTCAGATCAAGGAAGTGCGCAAGCAAACAAGTCTCTCTGCGACCAGCGGACTGCTCAGGTTCTTCGAGAGGTTCGCTATGGCTATGGCGGCGGCTCTATGACAGTTAAATCGAGGGCGTTTATCTAATGGCTTATTCAGACACGATTAATCTTGTCGTCGGCGACACACTCCCAGAAGTGACGGTCACTCTTCGAGATTCCAATAAGGCGGCATCTGGACAGACTCTTGATCCCGAAAACTCAGCGACTTGGGATCCGATTGATCTCACTGGCGCAACTGTTCGCATGAGAATCCGAAAGGTTGGATCTGCGACTGTATCCAGCACGTTGACTATGACTGTTGTTAGCCCTCCAACAAACGGCAAGGCGACCACCAACTTCCCTGACGGAACTCTATCTGAGGCGGGGGTGTTTGAGGCAGAGGTGGAGATTACTTACAGCACGGGTGCTAAGCAGACTGTGAACGACTTGCTGAAGCTGAAGATCAGGGATGACTTCGATTAATGTTAAGAGCCGCCTACTCATATCAACTGATTAAGGCGTCTGCTCAGCGGACGGCGGTTTCGTTCGCCTCCGATTCTGTCAATACATCTTTCCGCGTTTCATTTGCTGATTTGACGGCAAGTCTTGATTACATCAGCCTATCTGCAAGCTATTTGGTTATTGCTGAAAGTCTCAATCGATTTTTTGACGACTCTTTTGCGTTTGCCGATCTTGCCAGCCTATCGGTTAGTAAGTCCGCATCTGATTCACTAGGCGTTACGGAGCTTTCTGTTCTTTCTGTACAGAAGTCGTTAACAGAGTCAGTCGGGGTATCCGATCAGTTCACAAAGGTTTTGATTATCAATCGAGACTTTACTGAGTCACTGGCTGTGGCTGAAGCAGTTTCTCTAACAGTTTCGTTTGGCAAGTCAGAAGCAATCTCCGTTTCTGATCTGACATCGATTAGCTCATCTAGGGGCGAAGCTGATGCAGTGGCGGTCAGCGAGGCAACGACTCTTCTAGTGGGTAAGTCTCAAGGTGACTCGCTCTCAGTATCCGAGCAGGTATCGAAGGCATTTAGCACTTCACTAACTGATGCTTTCACTTTAGATGACCTTCTCAATTCAGAGCTTACTCAGACTCTTGATAAGGCTAACGTCTTTGGGGTGACAGAGGTTCTGACCTTCGCCAGCACAAAAGTTTTATCTGACTCTACATCTATAGCTGAATCGATTGCGATCAGTGCCGCACGTTCAGTAGCAGATACGCTCGCAATGCAAGAGTCTCTGACCGCCCAGTTTGCTAAGTCCTTGTCTGACTCCACATCAGTATCGGAATCAATCTCCGTAACGCTGATCTCAGGTTCCGGCAGTGTGTTTAACCAAGGCGCATTTAATGCGTTCGCTTTTAACGAGTAGGGAGAAACGAAATGTTTCAAGATGGAATGAAAATGAGCGGCAAGCTCACGATCACACTGAACGACAAGGTCGTGCAAGAGGTCGATAACTTGGTTGTGACTTCGGGCAAAGCGTTTGTTGCTTCCCGAATGATCGGAACAAGCGCCAGTGTCATGAGCCACATGGCTGTCGGTAGTGGATCTACTGCCGCCGCCGCTAATGATACGGCTCTTGGTAGTGAGCTAGGCCGAACTACTGCGACCTCTAGCGCGTCTGGTGCGGTTGTGACTTACGCCTCAACTTTTGCCGCTGGCACGGGAACGGGTGCAGTCACTGAAGCAGGTCTCTTCAACGCTTCTAGCTCTGGTGACATGCTCTGTCGCACGGTTTTCTCTGTGGTAAATAAAGGCGCGTCGGACTCCATGACGATTTCATGGACGGTTACCGTTTCCTAAGAGGGCTAATCGATGGCGGTTAAGTTCAGTAATAACGTCAAGACCGAGCTTGCTTCTGCAATAAACAGTTCTGCAACAAGCATATCGGTCACAGATGCGTCTGGCTTCCCGACTCTGTCGGGCAGTGACTTTACGCTGGCGACCATCGTTGACACCGGCAACTCTGCGCTTCTCGAAGTTGTAAAGGTTACGGGAATCTCAAGCAATACGCTGACGGTAGTAAGGGCGCAGGAAGGCACAACGGCAAGAGCCTTTGACTCGTCCGATAAGGTTGAGCTTCGCCTGACCGCAGGACTTCTAGAGACGGCTATAGACGATGCGTCAGGCGGTATTTCCTACGCCCGAGTTACGGCTAACCACACGATGGTTGCTGGTACGGGAGTTATCGCTGACACGACGGGGGGTGCGTTTACCGTAACCCTACCGGCCTCTCCGTCTGTCGGTGATGAAGTTGCTATTGCTGACGGCGGAAGCTGGGGCGTTGCCTACCTTACGGTGGCTCGTAACGGGTCAACGATTGAAGGGCTTGCGGAAGACTTAACGCTAGATGTTAGCGGACTAAAGGTGGGTCTTGTGTATGACGGCACCACTTGGCAGGTATATCCATCAGCGGGAATTTTTGCTGGCGCATCAGGCGGTGCGTTTTACAAAAACAATCAGGTCGTCTCGTCTGACGTAACCATACTATCAACCGAAAATGCGATGACCACTGGCCCAGTAAGCGTCAATTCAGGAGTGAATATGACGATTCAGTCGGGTGCCAGAGTCGTCGTGTTGTAAGGGATAAATAATGTCGAGAATTGCATTAAATGCTAACGCAAGTGGCTCCGGTGTTTTCACTATTGAGTCGCCCAACTCCGATACAGATCGGACATTAAACCTGCCTGACAAAGCTGGCACGGTTCAGGTCGGTGAGGGTATTGACGATAACGCTACGTCTACTGCTCTCACTATTACGTCAGGTGAGTATGTGGGCTTGGGAAATGCTGATCCTGTTACTCCGTTTGATGTGACTGCTCGCTCAGGCGCATTCGCAATGGCTATGAGAGCTAGGTCAAATAATGACTATGCCTTTTTTGGCATGAGGTCTTATGACGGCACAGAAGATTTAGGTGACATTGCGATACTGCGTACAGCGGCAGATACAGGTCGGATGCTTTTTTATACAAACAACGGCGGTTCCGCGACTGTAAAGATGAGCATTTTGCCTAGTGGCGGGATTACTTTTAACGGCGACACAGCCGCCGCAAATGCTCTTGATGATTACGAAGAAGGAACGTGGACGCCTTCAATTTCATCGGGCATTAATTCAATTAGCTACAACACTGCAATTGGTCACTACACAAAAGTAGGAAATCTGGTCAACACGGACTTTTATACGAGGGTTACTGGCACAGGAAGTGGCGCACAATTTGTTGTTTCTGGTCTGCCTTACGCAATAAAAAATACAAATGCTATTAGAGGTGGTGGATGGTCAACCTACCAAAACATTTCCAGCAATACTGTGCAGTTTTACGGATCCCAAGGAGGAACTTTTTTCTATTGTTATATTAATGGATATAGCACTTTTACAACGACAAGTAGTCTCAACGGCCATTTTTTAATTGGCACATTTAGCTATATCACCGCTTAACAATTACCCCTCTCGGAGATTGGGGCAGACAGTCCATAGCCAAAGGAGATAAACATGGCACTCACAGAATCAGTAGAAGTAGACAAGGTAGAAATCGTAGGCCCGTACAAGGCAGTGCAAGTTCGCACGGCTACGGTTATCTACAAAGATGACGTAGAAATCTCTCGCGGGTTCCATCGTCACGTTATCAGTGCAGGCGATGACTATAGCAACGAGACAGAAGAAGTGCAGGCTATCTGTGCCGCTGTTCACACTCAGGAAGTTATCGACGCTAAGGAAGAGAATGATGCCGCTAACGCGCCGCAGGGGTAAAAATGTCTGACCTAAACGTACAAAATCTCAACAGCAAGACAGGCAACTCAGCGATCTCTATTGCTGATAACGGCACTGTCTCGTTGTCTACTGCGGCGTCTGGTTCCACCCAAACAGCTAACGCTACAAACTCGACAACTCTGGACTTCAGCACCTATCAGAACTTTGTTTTGACGCTGACAGGTAACGTCACGCTGGCTAACCCCACGACTGAGGCAGTAGGGCAGTCAGGTTTCATCGTGATGATTCAAGACGGTACTGGTGGACGTACTGTGTCTCTTGGTACTGACTACGAGACTGCTAATGGAGCAGGGCTTACCCTGTCTTCTGCCGCAAGCACTACAGACATTGTGCCTTACGTTGTTGCCGCAGGTGGTCGCATCTTGCTTGGCGCGGCACAACTCGCGTTTGCGTAGAGGTTAGCTATGGCCTTTGGCTCAGAACAATGGATGTATGCATCGGGCTTCTATCCGCATGAGATAGGTAACTCTTCGCGTGTAAATAACGGCACCTATTACACAAGAACACCCTCGTCTGGTGGTAATGAAAAAACTTGGACATGGAGTGCTTGGGTAAAAAACAGCGGCGTAACCATCGGAGGATACCTTTTAAGTGCGGGCGCGTCAGGAAATAGAGAGTTCCTTATCTACTTTGATGGTACAAACCAGAGAATTAACGTATATCAATACAGTTCTGGTGCTGTACGGGCATCAGTAATAACAAGCGCACAATTTCGTGACCCTTCCGCTTGGTACCATTTTGTTGTAGCGGTAGATACGACTCAGACAACAGCATCAGACAGACTTAAAATATACGTCAATGGCGAGCAACAAACTGATTTTGCTTCTGCTCAGTATCCAGCCCAAAATTTAGATACGCTTGTATCCTCTACTGATATTCACGATATAGGTAAAAATGCTTACAACCAGAATGTCTTTTCTAACTTTTATATAACTGAAGTTAATTACATAAACGGCTCTGCGTTGACTGCTTCTAGCTTTGGCGAAACCAAGGCAGACACATGGATTCCTAAGAAGTACGCAGGCAGTTATGGCAGTCACGATTACTACCTAAACTTTGCTACTAGGGCTACTAATCCTATCGACGCTTCAGGTCAAGGAAACAACTGGACAAGCGTAAACGTAGCGGCAGTGTCTTGGATGCTTGATAGCCCGACGAATAACTTTTGTACGTTGAATCCTTTGGCGCAATTTGGTTCCCCACCAATTTCAGAAGGTAATTTAAAAGTAGAACTGGCTAACGGCTCTGATGGTGTGTTTGCTTCTATTCAGCCTACTGGCAAGAAATATTATTGGGAGGCGCTTTTATTATCTGGGATAGAAGGCTATGGGGTAATGGCAAATAGCGGAAACGCCTCCAGTGCTACCAATACTCTTTACTATACAGATGGTCGTATTTATGTAGCTAACTCTTTAGTTACTAGTTCAGCGACCACTGCAACGAGCGGAGATATTATAGGTATTGAGTATGACCCTACCGCAGAGACAATAAAGTTCTTCAAAAATAATACCCAGATAGGAAGCACTTATGCCGCAACAGGCGATGGGCTACTCCCATTTGCAGGAGGAACGGGTAATGGCTCTGGCGTTAGCGTATTCAACTTTGGTCAAGCCTCTGATTTTGCTGGGAACAAAACAGCACAAGGCAACACAGACGCCAACGGACTTGGTGACTTCTACTACGCACCACCAGCAGGCTTCCTAGCCCTATGTACGGCTAACCTGCCTGATCCAGCAACGGCGTTTAATCCTGCTGTAAACAACAGCCCACAAGATCACTTTAATACTGTGCTGTACACGGGTAACGGTAGCACTAACAACATTACAGGCGTTGGGTTTCAGCCTGACTTTGTGTGGATAAAATCAAGAAGTGAAACATACTGGCACCGTGCGTTTGATGTACTTAGAGGTGCAACAAAACAGTTATACCAAAATGAGAGTTCCGCTGAAGCTACAGAAAGTACGTCACTAACCGCTTTTGGTAGCGATGGCTTTACCCTTGGCAGTTTTCAATATACCAATAACAATAACAGTACCTTTGTCTCTTGGAACTGGAAAGCCAGTAATAGTGCTGGATACAACAATGACGGCACTATTCAATCTATCGTGTCTGCTAATACTGATGCTGGATTTAGTGTTGTTGCCTACACCGTCCCTTCTGGCGGGGGTTTTTCTGTAGGTCACGGATTAAACTCTACCCCAAAAATAATTTTGTCAAAAAATCGTGACACCACTTCAAATTGGGATGTGTATAGCGAAGTCATTGGAAATACAAAAAGGTTGATGCTAAACCTCACCAACGCCCCTGACACACAGCCAGCATGGAATAACACTACGCCCACCTCTTCTGTTTTTTATAGTGTTGGTGGAGGCTCTTGGCATGGAGTTGGTAGCCGAATAATAAATTATGTATTTAGTGAAGTAGAAGGTTTCAGCAAGTTCGGAACGTACACAGGCAACGGAAGCGCAGACGGCCCCTTTATCTACACAGGGTTTAGGCCAGCTTTTGTGATGTTTAAGCGCACTGACTCAGCGGTAAATTGGGTAATGTATGACACATCCCGCGACCCCTATAACTATGTTGATAATACTCTGTATCCAGACGAAGCTTGGGCCGAAAACCCTGCTGGTTCAGCGCTGTTAGATATTGTAAGCAACGGATTTAAATTAAGGAGTGCTGGTGGTACTGCTCTAAACACAAGTAGTGGGACTTATCTTTACATGGCATTTGCTGAGATGCCCTTCAAATACGCCAACGCGAGGTAACAACAATGGCATGGAGATATAACGACAGCGTTATCCGCGAAGGCAGAAGCTGGACGGATGATGATGGAATTAAGCATCCCTCTAATTGGGGGTCATGGTCAGACGAAGAGAAGACTGAAGCTGGTCTAGCGTGGGTAGATGACCCTGCTCCGTTTGACTCACGGTTTTACTGGGCGGCAGACGTACCCAAGTCGCTAGATGACGTACACGAAGTAGACGAAGACGGCGAGCCTGCTTACGGCCCAGACGGTAAACCCGTTGTAACGCTGGGCCTAAAGTCTCAAGAGTGCGCCAAGGTCAAAGCACAGGCAGGTAGCTTGCTGGCTTCTACTGATTGGTACGTTATACGCAAGTCTGAAACTGACGTTGCTGTACCCGCTGATGTGCTGACTTACAGAGCGGCTGTACGCACACGCTCAGGTGATCTTGAAAGCGCAATCAACGCTTGCGAAACACACGATGCTTTTATGGCTCTCTTTGAATCGACAGAAGAGCAACCCTCAATATTCTCAAACTGGCCCGAGATGTAAGAATATGGCAAAGCTATCTGACTATGTAGATCAAGGCAGTACAACCTCCGAGATTAAGTTGCTCGACAGTATTACTACGTCAGCTACAGCCACTTACGCTCTAACAAAAAATGGAACTGCTTACTCGCCGGACTCTGCTCGCAACCTAATAGTGTCATTGAACGGAGTGACGCAAGCACCTCAAGCTGCCTACACAGGTGTCAGGGTCTAACATCGTGTTCGATTCTGCTCTGACCAGCGCGGATGTCATCGATTACATTCTGGTTATTGGCAGTGCAATAAGCATTGGTACGCCATCAGACGGGACTGTGGGTACAGCGCAGATGAGTTATCCGCTGGGCAACTTTAGCTCTACTGGTATTGATGATAATGCTACGTCAACGGCAGTCACAATTGATTCTTCTGGCAATCTCTTAATGAACACCACTAAAGAGATTCAGTTCTATGCTTCAACGTATGGAATTCGAGCGTCTACTGGATTAGAAATAAAGACCGGCGACTTTACGCGCTTCTTGAAAGGAAGCACTGAATATATGCGTATTGATACCTCTGGTAACGTAGGAATTGGCACTACGAGTCCGGTAGCAGGAACAAAGTTAACGCTTAATGACAGTGCTTTTGGTGGTATGCAGTTTCAAAGTGGTGGTTCTGATTGTGGTTACATTGGCGTAAACACCAACACACTTTATATAGGTGGCGGCGAAAAAATAGTATTTCACACAGGGAATGCACAAGCTGTTGATGGCTCTAGTCGGATGCGTATCGACAGTAATGGAAAGCTTCTGATCAATAGATCTTCTACTAGCGGATCACCTTCAATGCTGTCTCTTCAACAAGTAGGAGGAAATTTTAGTAGCACAACTGTAACTAGAACAGAAATGACAGGAATTACTCTAGCTGACAGTAATGGTGCCAACAATAAGGGTACTGGTATTTGGTTTGATTCAGGTTCTCTGTTAGCTGGAATAGCATCAGCTAGGGAAAATGTAGGAAACTGGGGAACAGATTTAAGGTTTTATACTCACCCCAATACTACCACTAATGTAAGCGATACTTACGAGCGGATGAGGATCACTCCAGCAGGACAACTAATTCTCCGTGCTGTGAAAGACGATACAACATCAGACAGTGCAAACATGAACATCAGGTCGGCTGATGGTTTAGTTAGACGAGTTAGTTCAAGTAGACGTTACAAAAACTCTATTGTTGATTCGCCACACGGACTTAATGAACTGCTTGCGTTACGTTCGGTACGCTACAAAGGGAACAACGACGGCGATAAAATTTTTGGTGGTTTTATTGCTGAAGAAGTTCACGAAGCAGGGCTAACTGAGTTTGTCCAATACAACGAAGAAAATGAGCCTGATGCTTTAGCGTATGCACAGATGGTAGCTCTTTGCACGAAAGCCATCCAAGAACAACAAGCAATCATTGAAGAACTACAGACCCGACTCTCTGCGTTGGAGGCTAACTAATGGCTATTACTAAAACACAAGGCCCGTTCTCCCAAGGCATTGACGATAACGCAGATGCTACTGCGATAACTATCAATAGTTCTGAGCAGGTTGGCATTGGTACTACGAGTCCTACTGACAAGCTACACGTTTCGGTAGGTTCATCGGGCGCATCTGCTCACTCTTATACTGATCTTTTGCTAGAAAGCAGTTCGCACACGGCTATTCAAATTTCTGGCCCTAATACAGCAGAGCAGGCAATTTGGTTTGCTGATCCACAAGCATCAACGGCGGGTGGAATTATGTACTACCACCCCCATAACTCTCTGACATTTAGGACGGCAGAAACAAGCCGACTGCGCGTTGATAGTGATGGGTTGAAGTTTGGGAATGATACAGCCGCCTCTAATGCTTTAGACGATTACGAAGAAGGAACGTGGACGCCTACTATTGAGGGGTATGGTCAAACCACCCCAGCGTCACAAACATATTCCTCTCAAGTAGGGCGTTACATAAAAGTAGGCCATCTTGTTTTAGCGACTTACGCAGTCACCTTTACTAGTAAAGGCAATATGTCTGGTAACTATGTTTTGCTCAAGGGCTGGCCGTTTAATAGGGCCAACGCCAATACTTATGGCGGCATAGGGTATTTTAATCATATGTCTACGGGTGTGAGTTCTATGTGGTGGGAGCTAACGAACTCAGCCGGTTGGTTGGCTTACGTCAGTACGTCAGGCAATACCACTTCTACATATATGACAGCATCAGGAATTAGTAACAGCACCATTATTCAAGGCTCCGTAGTCTATTACGCCACATAACCATTACCCCTCTTAGAGATTGGGGCGGACAGTCCATAGCCAAAGGAGATAAACATGGCACTTACAGGCGCAACTGCAAACAGCATAAACGAGTAATTTCCTAGAATCCAAGGAGAGGATGATGTCAGAAGAGACAATCAGCATTGATGGTGTTGAGCATGACCTAGATTCTTTGTCTGATGAGCAGAAATATATGCTCAGCCAGATACAAGATATTCAGAAGAAAGCGGCATCACTGCGTTTTTCTTTAGATCAGTTAACCGTGGCACAGGATGTGTTTACACAAAATTTAGTTGGCTCTCTAAAGGGAGATGATCAGGAGGCGGCATGAACTGGGTAAAGGATTACCTGATAAATATTCTGGCGGCAATCAGCCAGCTTTGTAATGCAGTAATTGGGGGAAACCCAAACCTTACCGTCAGTGCGCGGTGTCACTTAATGCAACATCACTGGTTCTGGGGTGCGTTTCGCAAGGTTCTAAACTGGGCTTTCTGGATGCAGAAAGACCACTGCAAGGAATCGTGGAGGGGAGACGTTGTCTTCTGTGAGACGGTAAGAAGGCACGGTTAATGAGCTTTCTAACCGCGTTAATCAGCCCAATTACCAGCCTTCTTGGTGGCTACCTCAACAACAAGCATGAGGAAAGTCAGGCCAAGCATCAGGCAAAGATGGAGGTCATTAAGAATGACGCCAACTGGGAAACGCTCATGGCTGGAGCTACGGCGTCTAGCTGGAAAGATGAGTGGTTTACGATTTTGCTCTCTACTCCAATTCTGGCTGTTATCTGGGGCGTTGCTTTTGATGACAGCAGTGTCATGGGCCGCGTTCATGTCGGGCTTGATGCTTTGGCTTCTCTTCCTGAGTGGTATCAGTACCTTCTCTTCGTCGCTGTTACTGCCAGCTTCGGTATTCGCGGCGCGGACAAAATAATGGAACTGAGAAAGAAATGAATCCAGAGACGTTTGATCAGTGGAGGCTAATACCGAGGCTGTTAATGATCACGATGCTAATCAGCACTTATCGTGTTGTTGAGTGGTACATGGCGTTACCCGATCCTTCAACTCAGCAAACCACGCTGGTGTCGATCATGACGGGAATGCTCTCAGGTTCTTTTGGATTATTTTTAGGTAGCGGGAGGAAAGAGTAATGGTCGCTATAAACATCTCTGCATTTGGCGGCATGTCTGAAAAGCTGTCACCGAGACTTCTTCCTGACACCATGAGTGAGTATGCGGAGAACATCGACTTCAGTCACGGCACGATGAGGGGCCTGAGATCTGACGCATCTGTAACGCTAACTATGGCTCTCGGTACCTTAAATAGCGGCACTGAGACTTTGTTTAAAACGCAGGAGGGAGCATGGCTAACCTTCCAAGATGATGTGGACGTTGTTGAGAGTCCTGTTGCTGGCGATATCTATGATCGAGTGTACTTAACAGGATACGGATCCTATCCTCAGATCACGTCATCGCCGTATAACAACGTGTATAAGCTAGGCCTGCCGAGGCCAAATGCACCCACCGTGACTCTAAGCCCGACAACCTCTGGCAATACCGATACAGAAACGCCTATCAGTAGAGCCTACCTCGTTACACTGGTCACTGCGTTTGGCGAGGAAAGTGCGCCCTCTCTAGTATCAACAAGCGATATCGTTGATGTCTATACAGACCAGACTGTAACCATAGCTGTTGGCAGTGCGCCGTCTGGAAGAAACTACGCATCTATCCGCGTGTATAGAACAGACGACGACGGCGTGTTTCGCTTTCTAGTTCAGAAGACGGCTAGTGGTGACACCTTTACTGACACCTCTCCAGACACATCACTTGGGGAAGAAGTTCCTAGCGCCGACTGGATAGCCCCTAATGACAGCATGATCGGCCTAACCGCAATGCCGAACGGGATTACTGCTGGGTTCTTTGGTAACACTTTGTGCTTCTCCGAGGCGTATCTCCCTCACGCGTGGCCAGAGGCGTATCAGCTTACGACCACCTATCCTATTGTTGGCTTATCGCCCACGGATACAGGCCTGATTGTTCTTACTGAGGGCAAGCCATACATCGTGCAGGGTGCAGATCCGGCAGGCATGGTCATGAATGAGTTAGATATTTCTCAGTCCTGCCTTTCCAAAAAGTCTATCGTGGATATGGGCGGGTCTGTTATCTACTCATCACCCGATGGCCTTGTGGGAATCTCTCAGTCTGGCTCGAAGGTTTTGACCGATAACGTATTTACCAAAGAGCAGTGGGATGACTACGCCCCAAGCACGGTCATAGGGTTTAGATGGGAGGATCGGTACGTTGCATTTGCTTCTCGTTCTGGAGCAACAGCCCCAGAGGGTTTTGTATTAGATCCTAGAGGGGGGCAGAACTCTTTCTCTACGATCAACCAAAGCTGGGACTACGTTGCAGGCTTTAACGATTTGGGTACTGATGCGCTCTACCTAGTAAGAAACAACGGTGTGGTTTACACCTTCACTGGCGGCACCGGATACTCAAGCGCACAGTTTTACTCAAAACATTTTTTCACTAAGCGCCCAATAAACTTCGGTGTTTGCCAAGTGGCATTTGGAGAGGATCTTGGCGGCGGTGAAACGACAGTAAAAATTTATGCGGGAGAAAAATCTCCAACAACCTTGATTCACACTCAGTCTATTTCTGCCTCAGAATCTATAGCCACGTTCAGACTTCCCAGTGGTAGTAGGCACAGCATCTTTCAGGCTCAAGTAACTTCCTCTAGGGAAGTTGCCAATATTGTTATAGCCGAATCTCCGAGAGAAATAACTTGAAGCTGAAGTCCTCACAAAGAAAGAGTCTTGCGGCAATTCCTACCGCCTTTAGGGGGCAGGAACGTCGTTTCGCTCAATCCGTATCAGAGAGCCTAGATACTCTGTCAGGGCGGAGAGGCAATGCTATTGACCGAGCAGTAACCTTTAGGGATCTGCTTGAAACCGGAGTGCTAAATCTTTCTGGTGGAGCATTGTCAGAGGGCGGTGTCGGTGTTATCAACCCAAACGATTCTGATTCTACCCCTAACGGCCCAATAGAATTACCCACGAAGCCCACTAACCTTACTGCGAGCGGCGGGTTTAATAGTATATTTTTAGGATGGGTTCTTCCCCCTTATAGAGGGCATGACTACATCGAGATCTTTCGGTTTGCCACGAACAACGTCGTGTCTGCTGAAGCGGCTGGCCCTTATACCCGTTACTACGGCGATCAGTATTTTTACACTGACCTAAACGTGGGTAGTCAGGAAACTTGGTACTACTGGGTTCGTGCTGTAAATAAGAACGGCATAGCTGGCCCATTTAATCAGTCGGCAGGCACATCGGCCACGTCAGCAGTGGATTATCTTTTCGTGTCGGAATTGATCGACGACATCCTTGATAATGGTGCTAATAGTCTCGGGCTGAACGCTTCAATCGAAGCTATAGAAAACGACATCACTACGGTGAACACTACTGTGTCTGGCCTCTCTAGCACCGTCACCACGCTGAATACTACGGTCAACGGTCAAAGCACATCGATACAAACGAACACTTCGACCATCGATGGAATACAAGGAAAGTTTGCTGTAAAGATCGATAACAACGGGCATGTCTCTGGATTTGGCCTAATTTCTCAAGCCAACGACCATAGCGCTGGTTTTGTTGTAAACCCTACATCATCGTTCATTATTAATGCCGATAGGTTTGCTATTGCCCGACCTTACAACAGCAATAACACGAACATTCAAACAAGGGCTCTCTTTAAGGTTATAACGTCTTCAACGACTATTAATGGCGCACCCGTCGGCGCTGGCGTCTACATCGACGAGGCGTTTATTCACGACGCTCAAATCACGAACGCTCTTATCAAAAACGCGACAATCACCGATGCAAAGATATCTGATCTGACGGCGGGGAAGATTACGTCCGGAGAAATAGTTCTAGATTCTTATAACAACAATGCTATCAGGCAAGGAAAGACCAGTTACGCTTCATCAGTTAACGGTTTCTGGTTAGGCAATCTCAACGGTGCTGGCGCGTTTAACCTTGGTAACTCTACCAACTACGTCAGGTTTAACGGATCTGCTCTTGAGGTAACTGGGGCGTCAATAACCGACGCTAGTATCGGCACTCTGAAAATTGCTAACAATGCGGTGACCGTTCCAGAGGGAGATTCAGCATCGATAAGCGTGAATTGCGGAAATAGCTATGTATTTTTAGATAGCCAGCTTAATTATCTAGCAAACTGGGACGGCAATTCAGTTCCAACAGGACTGATAATTGGCGCTATGGCTCAGTATGTTGGAACGAATACTTCTAATCAGGCCAGCGGAAACGCTACTGCATATGTCAAAATGACTATCGAGTGGAGAAGTAACACTGGTTCTTACATCAATAACAATGACGGGGACTCCACGATTGGAGTTAGTTCGTTACGAAAAACTTTCGGCGGGGCGGCTGTCAGCACGTCATATATTGCGGTTCCAAGCTGGAGCAGAGGAGCGCGAGTGCGTATACAAGGAAGAAATGAGCATTACAGTGACGGCGCAACAACAAGAAAGGCTTCAAAATATGGGTACTTTGTGCTGGCGTCGAAGCGATGATTAGGGCGGCTGTTTTTTACAATGACTCTGGGGAGATTGTTTCCTGCAAAACGGGTAGTGAGGCAGGTATTTACCTTACGGCTGAGTCATCTGAGTTTAACTATATTTTATTTGAAGATGCTCCAGACGTTAATAACAAGTATGTTGCAAATGAGAAGTTGGTTGATATGCCAACTCAGCCAAGCGAATTTTATGAGTTCAATTACTCTACAAAATCTTGGGATTTGCAGTTCTCTTTCGCTCAGCAGGGCAAGTGGAGCGAAATAAAAAAAGACAGAGATTCAGAAGAGTTCGGCACATTCGTCTGGAACGGCTTTACATTTGACTGCGACGAGACAAGTCAGCGCCGTATACAGGGCGCAGTTCAGTTGGCCGCGCTCGACACCAGCACCGTTATGGATTGGACTCTGGCAGATAACACCTCTCAGACGTTCAACGCCACAGAATTACAGCAGATTGGGCAGGCATTAGGGGCGCATGTAAACGCCTGTCATGTCAAAGCTAGAGGCCTTAGAGACCAGATAGATGCGGCTCAAACCGAGGCAGAGCTTAGCGTTATAAGTTGGTAGTGTTGTTGAGTTTTAGCGCTTAAACGCTATGATGAGTTAAGTAATACCCCGCCCGTGGGGCAGATCGGGAAAACCCTATTCAAATCAATCCATTGCTCGCGACCCTGTCGCGGGTTTTTCTGCGTGTTCGGGAGAGGTATGGCGCTAGATCCGGTGGACATAAGAGAGGTATGGCCGATTGTCCGAGAGGGGCTTGAGGTAGTTAAAGCGGCAACCAGTCCGCCTTGGATACCGGAGGACATATACGCCGCCTGTGTGGCCAAGAGTGCGTTCCTATACATGGATCCAGAGCGCACAGAGAAAGGCTTCGCAGTAGTTCAATCTCAATGGTGTGAGTTTGAGCGGATCAGCAAATTTCTACTTTGGGTTGTGTATGACCCTCAGTACGGCACAGCCAACCACTACGTTGAAGAGTGGGAGGATTTGGCCATGAAGACGGGACACCACTGCGTTGAATTTGTGACCCCGATAGACGCGATTGGAAGGTTAACCAGAAGGCATGGGTACAGAAAAGTATCGAGCCTTTACCGAAAGGATTTATAGGAGAAGCTTATGGGCGGTGGCGGAAAAACACCAGACGAGTCAGAAGCGTATAGAGCTTTGGCCGAGCAGACGGCAACGTACTTCAATCGATACAAGGAAGTATTTGTCCCTCTTGAGAATAAATACATCAATGCAGTCTTTGATGCTGGCGAGGGTGCCGCTTACGAAAAAGCAATGAGCGGTGCGGCGATGGCCACGCAGGCCCAGTACGAGCCAAAGATGGATCAAGCTCAGCAAGCACTTCTGGCTAGGGGCGGCGTCGATCCGTCGTCAGGCGCATTTAGAGAAAACACTGGCGACATGTATTCAAAGCTTGGTGTTGCTCGCGGCTTAAACGCCGCAGATGCAGGAATAAACAACACCGATAGGTTTGCTGGCGGCATCCAGAACTTGGTCAAGATGGGTCAGGGAATTGCCAGTGAGGCCATGCAAGGTCAGATCGGCTTGGCGCAGGTAGGTGAAGATAAAGCCAGATCATTAGCCGCAACAGATTTCGCAAAAGACCAAAGCGGCCTAAATGCACTTGGCACTGCCGCTGGAGTAAGCGCGGGCGGGGCTTACAAATATTTCGGAGGTAACGTCACATGAACTACGGGGCATACTTTAACAACATGCCTCCTGAAGTTCAGGAGCAGTTAGCTGGCTTCTACGGCGCTGGTGGCACCACTGGCTCCAGTCAAGTAACCAACTCTGGCACAGCGGCAAGTCCTGTCTACGATTATACGCCGTCAAATAACTACTCAAACATTAACACAAGCGCTTATTCCGGAGATAGCAAAGAGGGCGCATCTCGCCTTTTTGCGGACATCATCAGGGCGCAGACAGACGATTACCTGAACCGATTCGCTCCGATTGAAGACTATCTGGCCAGCACCATCACCGCGACAGGCACGACCTTCTTAGAAGGCGACATGGCTCGAACCAGAGAGTCAGTTATGGGCGGGGCTAGATCAGCGCAGGGCCAGTACAGCCGCAACCTTAGCCGGTTCGGAGTACAGGGAGGCGTCCTAGACAACAGCATGGATACCGTGGGCGCAATGGTTGGCGGACTTAATGACACCAGAGATCGCGATGCCGATAGAAAAATAGCAATTCTCGGAGGGGGGCTTGGCTCAATTGCTCCCAAGATTAGATCATCACAGGGGGCTACCTAATGACTCTCATAGCTACAGGCGACAACCTTCGCAATAAATCTCTTATGGGCCTTCAGGCCATGTCTCGCGAAGAGGCAGAGCGCGAGGCTTTGTACCAGCAGATGGTTCAGCAGAAGGCGGCTCAGCGGTCTCAGCTTGCAGGAACTGGCCTTGGTATCGGTGCGTCCTACGCAGTTAACAATCCAGACAAGGTCGCGGCACTTGGTAGCAAGATTTTCGGTGGCGGTCAGGCGGCTGGCTTAAACATCGCGGCTCCCTCCGCCGCAGGCCTTCAGCAGTCAGTGGCCGGAGCGTCGAAGTTAGGAGGTGAAGTCGCGGCTCTTACAAAAACTCCTTTGGCTGGAACTCTAGATGCCGGAGTGGCCAACGCATTAACAACTCAGGGTGGGCAGTCCGCATTTTTGCAGACGGGCGCTGGTCTATCAGCTACAGCCCCAGCGGCACAGGTTGCCTCCGGAGCGGCGGCTACAGGAGAGGCTCTCGCGGCAAGCAGTGCGGCGGCGAATAGCGCAGTAGCTACCGGCACAGCCGCAGGTTCTGCCGGAACTCTAGCAACCCTCGGAACTATTGCCGCACCTCTCGCTATAGGCGTGGGCGCTTTCTACTTACTTAACAAACTTTTTGACTAGGAGGTCACATGGCTCGTAGTTACCTTGGAAGAAGCGACGGATTCGCAGACGGATTCACAAGCGGCTTTGGATTAATCAACAACGCTATTAACGACAAGCGCAAGCTGGATACTGCGGAGGAAGAGCTTCAGTACAGAAGGGGTCAAGACACTCAAGAAAGCGACAGATACCGCCTAGATAGAGAAGAGGATGCTCGCCAATTTGATGCAACAAACAAAAGGCTCACAGCTTCCGAAAGCGCCACTGCTAAGTTTAGGGCGGATGAGGCAAGGCTCACAGCAGAATATAGGCAGTCTGAAACAGAAGAAAATTCATTAGTCAGGGAAGCTCAATTATCTGCCGCAAGGGTAAAGGAGCAGGACTCACAAGAGCAAATAGACTTGCGCGCAAAGGAAGCCAGAGAGGCTGACGCGCAAAACGCCATTTATCAAATGGATCAGGTCATTAAGACGGCTCAGCGAAACGGAGTTCAGCCAGACCTAGCAACTATACAAGACCTGCTAAAGAGGACTGAAGGAACAAAGTTCGATCTGACTATAGCTCTTGGTAAAGACTACCAAAGCAATATTGCGAATCTGACAAACACGCTTTCGGCCCAGCTTAATAATGGTGAATTTGGTGGGGATGACATCCGCGTAGAGATGGGGGCGGATGCTCTTGTTAATTCCACTAATGGCGCAATGATTGGGCAGACCGTTGACGAAACCTTTGTTAATGCTCCAGAAGAGTTTCGTGACGGCACTTGGAAAGTTATCCGTCGAGAGGCGACTGACATAGGCATTGAAGAAGAGTCACTAAATCGGCAAGTGAACGAGCAAGGCCCACCTCAGTTAATGGCTTCTATGGATGTTCTTGTAACTGTTGAAAACGATAAGGGCGAGATCGGCCATTACCAAGCTCCAATGACAGAGGGCCGAGTTTCTGGATCCAGTCAAAGGACGCAAATCCCAGTTACCGACCTATTCGATGGAATGGGTGGAACGGCGGTTTTTATTGATTACTTAAATAACAATATGGCCGAACCCATCAAGCGAGCAAAGATAGAAAAGATGGGGGGTGATGCCAAGTTCCAAGAATCAATTGCGGCGGTTCAAACGGAACTTGCGGAGACCTTGTCTCTCGCGCCCTCTGCTAACACATTCCTATCAAATATGACGAATGAGGAAATTCTTAACAGCCCTGAAGATCTGAGACGTTTGGCTGAAGATCGAGTGCTGGGTCTTGGTACGAAGCAAGAGTCTTTTAGGGCAGATGCAACGCAAGAGCTTCTGCAAACCAAGTTGGACTTGGGGCCGCTTCTAAAAAACTTCCGTGTTAAAGATAGCGATGGAAATCCAACGAAAACTCCCAGTCTGACTAATGCTGAGTTTTTTCAGCTAGGCGCGACCTTAGCGGGAGATGGCGACGTAACCACAGCCACAAGAGAAAGACTGAGACAGATCCTCAAAAAGTATGGGGTAGCTGAAATAAGACGGGGATTGGGCGGCAACACTCCAGACATTCCCAGCTTCCCTAACTAAGTAGAGGATTATTTAGTGCGCGTAAAATATCGCAGAGGCGACAGCAGAAACTTTCAAGAAGAGCAGGATAAAAGCTACCTTTCAGAATTTACTTCTGGATTTTCCTCTGGGGTTGATACAACCCTTGGAAGCCTTGGTGGTGTTCGCTCTCTTTTCAACTCTATAACTGGAGATGAAGAAGAGGCAATTGAGTATCTGAACTACGCTCAGAGAAAGTTTCAAGAGGCAGGCGAATCCAGCGGCACGGTTACCAACATCGAGGATATAGACGGGGCTTCCGACTTTGTTCGATGGGCCACCTATTCGGCTGGCACCATCCTGCCTTCCATCGCGACCAGCATTGCTGGAGGCGGCATTGGTGGCGCTGTAGCGCAGGGCGTAGCGAAGAAATTTACAAAAGATCGAATACAAAGAGAGGTTAAAGACGCGGTTGAGGACAAGGTTTCTGAGCGCGTAAAGAAACGAATTCTTAGAGAGACGCTTGACGCGGATACCGCTGGATATAGAACGCTTGGACAGGCGGTCGGAACCTTTGGAGCTTCTGCCGCGCAAAACACAGGCGGCACCTTCGTAGACATATACGAAGAGACAGGAATAGAGGCACCTGATGTAGCACTTGCGGCGGGGGTTGCCGCTGGCGCATTAGATTCTGTTTTACCGTTTGTCGCCCTCAAGAGAATAATGCCGGATACGGTATTTAATAAGTTCAAAGATGGGGTGGCAGACAAGCTCGTTAAGAATGGAGGCGTTACTCGCCGCGTTCTTTTGCAGGGCGGTTTGTCTGCTGGAGCCGAGGGCATCACAGAGGCAGGACAAGAGCTTATACAGGCGACTGCTGTGGGGATGATGCGGAACGACCCCATGGGAGGATATGCAGAATACTTCGATGAGTTCATCAAGAACGTCAATAATCCAGATGATCAGTTAGTTAGTCGCCTTCTGAATGCGGCGGCAGTTGGAGCTATTGGCGGGGCCGCTACAGGAAGCTTTACGGGTGCGCTGAACCGCAAAGAGAATAGAGTCGATGACGTTAGGGTTGATAGAGAACCCACTACCGACACTGTCGAAGAGGATGCTCCGGATGGAGCAGAGACGGTTCCTGATGCAAATGAAGTGGATCCAGAGACTCAATCTATACTTGAGGCCGCTCGACAAGATCAGCGTGATGCTCGCCGCAAGGCTCAAGGCTTTCCTCAATCTATGCCTGACATTACAGACAGAGACGTTGATGCTGAGACTGATGCGCGTGTAGGTGAAGCGCAGGTCAGACAAAGAGCGGCGGCGCGCAGAGCGCAAGGTCTACCAGAGCAGGCAGTAGATCGAGAAACAACATCTCCAGAAGAGGCTCGGAATGCTCGATACGAAACAGACTTAAACGAGTCTCTTCGCAGATCTTTGAGAGCTAGAAAGGTTGTTAATGAAATCATTCCTGCTTCTATTTTTGAAACGGGAGACGCCACGCCTGAAGAGAATGCACTCGCCGCCAAAGAGGCTGAGAAGTTAACAGTTATTCCGAGCGGCCCGACTATTGAGCTTGGCCCTGATCGAACCATGGAGTCTTTAGAGCGAAGCTCAGTAGATTATCAGGGCATTGAGGGCACTCTTACCCGACGTGAGGATGGTGTCTACGTTGTCGTGACGCCGCAGGGTGATCAGGTTGTAGTGGAGAGCGGTGAATCTGACGCCGGATCTACCGCCGCTACTTTATTAGGTGTAAGGCCGAAAGATGTTGAGGTCAATACTCCGGACTCAGAGGCTCAGTACAACGCAGACGACGACACCTTTGTGGCTCGCGGAAAGACTTATCGCTATATAGATACTCAGCGCAATAAAGACGGTGAGGCCGTTGCGATTAACGCGGAAACCATGAACGGCCAGCCGCGTGTGTTTAGAAGCAAGCGAACCGTTCAGGCCGTTGAGGCGGAGCGAGCTAGGATACAGCAGGAGTTGATGACTCAGGACTTAGCCACTGGGCAGGCGCAGTTCGATGACTTATCCGATAAGTTACAAATGGCTGTATTCGACCAGAGGGAAGCTCAAGGTCTGGATACAACCATAGATGAAGTTACGATTGAAGAAGTTCAGGCCGCAATTGCGTCCTCTCCAGCCGGAATTCAGTCCGCTCTTCAGCAAGAAACGGAAGCTCTTTTCAGTAGAACTGATCAGACTGAATTTGATGTTCGACAAACCTTTGATGCGGCAGACCAGTGGCTCTCTTTTGAGGGGGATGTGGTCAACGCTAATCAGGAAACTCTTGAGTCTCGTCAGGACAGGATCGATGTCCTTGCTGGACAGCCTACGAAGCCAGCAAACAGCGACGACCTTATAACAATACGGGCAATCGAAGGCATAGCCGAAAAGATTGCAGATGCTATGCGCCGTCCTACGTTTTTCAACGAAACAGTAGACGGCAAGCAACAGAATGTCGAAGCAAAACCAATGGATAGCCTTGGGGATGCCGACACGATAAACGAGATTCAGCAATCGATATTCGATCTTATCGAAGCTGGTCTTCCTGTAGATTTTGTAAGCCAAATACAGGCTCTGGCAACTCACTCTCCTGCCCAGTCTCAGGGACTTGGTGCCACGGTTTCAGACAGAATGTCTATTGAATCCAGTTTAGTATCCCAATCTACTACAGATGCTAATGCTGACAGAGAGTTGAGATATGTATTAGCGCATGAAGCGTGGCACGTTCTCGACAACGCTAATGATATTAGCGGCCAGTTGCCATCATTCAATGCAGAAGTCGTCTTCAGCGGCGAGGGGCCGAAGGTTGTTTTGGGTGATGCAATTGCAGATCTCTACGAAAACTACCTCCAGAAGACTGAGTTGGGGCGTAGATTTACCTACCCGTTTAATGAGATTGAACAGCAAGCTGGCCCCGCTACAAACGCAGAAGACCTTGCGGAATTTATTCGCAAGGAGTCTTTCGCTCAGCTTGGTGCGGTATACCTAAGCAACCCAAAGTTACTTAAAGAACAAGCGCCAGAGGCGTACAATGTAATTCGCACTATTCGGGATAACCCGACACTTGCGACTGGAGAGAATGATGCGAGAGTTCAAGATACCAACGTCGGAGTACAGCCCGAAGGTACAGGAGTACAGGGAGAAGTTCGGCCATCCACCGTCAGCGGAAGCGCTGAAGTGGAAGCGGACGGAGGATCTGGAGAAGCTGGCCTCGATGGCGCTCAAGCGGGGCAAGCCAATCAGGGAGTGGGCGGAGAGACCCAACAAGAAGCTGGGGACGGTGACGGATCTACTCTACTCCAAGAGCGAGTAGACGAAACCCCAGAACAGGGGAGCTTGTTTGCAAGACGCTTAAATAAAAAGCCTTCAAAGCAAGAGCAGTCTCGCCGAGACTTTATTAAGAAGATGGCTACAGTCGCTGTCGTCTCTGGATCGGGTGTAAAAGGAACGTCTTACTATACTGAGATCGCCTCAAATCCAGATCTAGTTCGCGGCAAGGCTAAGCCAATCTCTAGCTTCGTACAGCGCTCACTCCCTGAAGAGTCTGTATCTGCGTTCGCGTTTGGAGATCTGCCTAAAGCCATAGACATAGCGGTCGAAGGAGCGCCGCAGGACGTAATTGCGCTCGCGGAAAAAATCAAGGCAACCCTGCCAAGCCAAGATCTGTATGACACAGACGTACAGCGCGGGTTGTGGAATGTCGCAGGCATGGTCAGCATGGAAGACAAGCCGACCATATCAATAATGCCAGATACGAAAGACTCTGGAATGACCGCAACCTTGCTTCATGAGGCGATGCACCTCGGAATTGCGGCTAGATATAGATCATTAAGCACTGCCGTCTCATCTAGAAATTATGAGCTACTGGGCATGGATCAGCCTAAAGCAAGAGAGGCTTTAGATCAGTGGTATAGCTTGTGGGGCGAGTTTAGAAGAGCGGCCAACCCAAATCTTCAAAATTCAAATGTTAAAAACCTTCCTCCTGAAACTCGTATTGCGTATGGAAAGCCAGACGAGTTTTTTGTCAGGGCTTTAACTCAACCAGAATTTCAGCAACAGCTCCATGATTTAAATTACGAAGGTAAAACATTTCTTTCTAAATTTAAGGACTGGGTAAAGAAGTATCTGTTTGGCCCTGATACTGGTGTACAGCCAACATATCTCGATGCGGCACTAACGGCGGCGAATGATTTGCTCGATGCGTCCATGCTAGATAGCCCAGATTTCACGTTCATGAAGAACGTCAATATTAACCTTGCGGAAGAGAGAGGCGGCACACAAGACGAATCCGCAAATCCTCCTACCCTGTTTGTTAGGCGTCTTCTTAAAGGACTGTCAGATCAAGAAAGTCAGGCAGAGGCATCGACCCTCTTATCTGGAGAAGAGTCCCTACAAGTAGAGGTCACCGGAAAAAATAATCGGCGCACAGTAACCGACGTTTCTCGGGCGCTGGACACGAGAACTTTACAAATTTTCGGTAGAACTCTCGCTGATCGAACAGACGAGAATGCTGAGATAGTATCAAATATTATGGCGGCAGAGGCAGAGTACGCTCTGTCTAGAGACGGCAATGCTGGGGAGTGGTATCAGCAGAAAGTCGCTAACGCAATGATGATTGCAGAAGAGGTATTTCCAGACCTCAAGGACAGCCCCAATCAGCAGGCTATGTTTAAAGCCGCTCTTGCGATCACATCTAACGGTTCGTCTGTAGATGAAAACTCAGCCAACACAATCAATAAAGTTTTCGGAAAGTATATAGAAACCGGAAAGTTTCCGATTGTTGGGTATGGCAAAGAATCTCCAACCATGAAAAAGAGCTTCAAGCTCCTTAACGTCATGATTGAGGAGATGGGGCTGGACAATGTAAGAGAGTTTCTTTCTAACGACTTTACTGTGCGTGAACTTAAAGCGGCTGGCTTTTCGGTAAACGGAGAGGGTGTCGATACGGTTGTAAAGGGAAGCGCCATACTCGGCCCAAAGATCGGACAGGGGTTTTATCAAAACCTTCAGGCTAACTACAACACCCTGACAATGGATCTTTGGTACATGCGCACTTGGGGCCGTATAAACGGCAACCTGATGTCGGACTCTGACAGAAAGTTTCCTGAATCTCTGCAAAAGTTTCGTGAAGCAGTCTTGGAAAACGAGAAAGCCAGACTCCGAAAAGAAGGCATAAATGTTTCTGACTTCAAAAAAGATGACGAGGTCGCTACTGACCTTGCCGTAAAAATGAACGGTGAATTTGCTCGCGGCAACTACAAGAACAAGACCCCAGCAAACAATGCGGCGAGAAACCTAAAGAACGCTACAAAGGCACAAGAAACTCCTCGCGGATCTCGTGAACGAGAGTACATGCGCAAGGTAACTAGAATGGCGGTGGACAAGCTCAATGCGGCCACCGGAGAGAACATAAACACAGCGGCATTTCAGGCTTTGATCTGGTATCCTGAGAAGGATCTTTATAACAAGCTGGGAACCCCGAACAAGAAATCGGAGCCAACAGATTATGAAACAGAATTCGCAAAAATCGCCAAAGAAAGAGGCGTCAGTGAACAGGCAATATCGCGAATCCTCGGACTGGAGCAACAGTCCGGAGCAGGAGGAGTTCAACAAGACTCTCGAAGCGATGCCGGAATCGAAGATGCGCCTAGCGGCACAGAGCCTCAGCAAGCTGATGAAGAGCAAGGGTTAACAGAAGCTACTGGAGTCGCTGGAGAAGGGCAACAGCTAGACTCCAATGCACCAACATCATTCGTAAAGAGACTTTCCGGCCAGACAAAATCATACGACGACGCTCGCAATGATGGGACGCTGATGGATGGGAAGCCGTCTACCAGCGAGTTCAATCTGGATGACGAGACCCGAACCGAAGCGGTCATTCGGAAACTTCAAGACAAGTACCTACCCCTTAAAAAGTTTGAGGAGAAATCCGCAGAGTTCTTGGGGCTGAAGGAGCTACCAGAAAGATTCCGAACCTATATCGGCGAGACACTGCACTCAGGAAAGGTCAAGGACGACAACGACCGTCTTGAGCAGAATTACATAAGGCCGATTGGCACAATACTGCGAGAAAACAGCATCGACGTAGATGACTTTGGCATCTATCTAATCGCTAAACACGCGCCAGAAAGAAACAGTTACATCGCAAGCATTAACCCCGCGATACAGGAGGCGGGATCCGGCATGTCTAATGCAGACGCTGAGCGGGTTATAGCTACGTTTGAATCAGACGGCACAGCCAAAGCCATGAATGAGGCGGCTGACCTTACCTACAAGATGCTTGCAGAAAACCGCAAGAGGCTGACTGAGTCGGGTCTCGTTGACGACGATACGGTAGACGGCTGGAACCAGCAATATAAGTTCTATGTGCCCTTAAAGGGTTTTGCGGCGTCTTTGGATGAAGACAATAATATAGTGGCACCGAAAGGCTTGCCCAGAGGTTTTAGCATCTCAGGTAAAGAGGTCTTGGCCGCTCTCGGCAGAACCACGCAGTCAGACAACCCCTTACTTTATGCGATGAACGATGTTGAAAACAAAATCGTCAGAGCCAGAAGAAACGAGGTGGCACAAAGATTCCTCGGCCTTGCTAGGGAGCTAAGCGGTAAGGGCAGTAAACAGCTAACGGTTTATGAAGACCCCGCATCATTCCCCATGGACAGAGAAAGATCCGGTAGCCAAGTCCGCGAAAAACGCATGGATGCTTTTGACATGCGGGATGCCGTAAGAAAGGAGGATAACAAGCCACGATTCCTATCGGTCAAAGAAGACGGCAAAGAGATCTTTATCGAGATCAAAGATCAGGCTCTCAACAACGCAATGCATAACGTAAGCGCTGAAAACTTTGACAGCCTTGTCACGTTCCTTGGCCAGAACATGAACTTTCTTCAGAAGTTTCAGATATGGAGACGTAACACGCTCATCAACTACAACCCAAGTTGGTTCCTGATTAACCCGCTCCGCGATATACAGACTGGCATCATGTACACGATGTCAGAAAGTAGTAAGTCAGGCGGCATGATTGAAGGAGAGGCAATAACTGGCGACATCCTCGCCGGATACTTTCCAGCCGCTCGCGCTTACTTCAAGAACCTGCGTGGCGGAAGGGTAGACTCAGAGCTAGACGAGTACTTTGATGAGTATCAGGCTTCTGGCGCACCGACTGGACTGACGCTGACAAGAGAAATTGATGAGCAGAAAAAGCGGTTAGAAAATATTATTACCGAGGGCAACCTAGTCTCTAACATAAGAAAGGTCGGTGACCTTGTGCAGGACTTAAACACGGCCTCTGAGAACACGGTTCGCTTCGCCGCTTACGTTGCGTCAAGGCGCAATGGTGTGGAAGTAGAGAATGCCGCTAATCTTGCTAAAAATATGACGGTGAACTTTAACCGCAAAGGAGAGATGTCTGCTGGATTAAATGCTTTCTATCTTTTCTTTAATGCGGCGGTTCAGGGTACGGCAAACATAGCCCAAGCTATGACCGGAAGGACAGAATCTGGAGGACTTAACAAAGCGCAGATGGCGGCTGTAGGGATCGGCCTGACCGCTTACATGATTACAGAACATAACATTCTCGGCGCAGAAGAGGACGACGATGGCGAGTCCCTTTACAAAGATCTGACCGGATACGACAAGCTGATGTCATGGAACATTGTGCGGCCAGACGGGGAGAGCTTCTTTCAGATCCCCATGCCTTACGGATATGGAATGTTTCACACCATGGGGCGGCTCTCGGCAGAGTTAGCTCACGGGCTAATAGATGAAAACGACTTTGCGGCAGAGATCACTGCGGCAAGTGTTCATCACTTCCTACCTCCGCCCCTTGGTTTTGTTGGGGCTGTTGGCACCGAAGATGATTTGATGGACTTTACCTCTCGGGCAGTGATCGATCTTGTCCCAGACATCATTGAGCCATTTGCATCTTTGTCGGCCAACATGAACCACTTTGGATCTCCGATTTATCTTGAGCAAAACTCCCTAATGGATTCGGCCCCTGACTCATCCAAGTCAAAGCGATCTACCGAGAAGGTATATAAGGAAACAGCGCAGTTCCTTAACGAAGTTTTTGGTGGATCTGAGTTCAGAAAGGGCGGCGTGGACTTGTCTCCGGATGCCATCAAGTACGCAACCGAGTTTGCTACCGGCGGTCTAGGCAGGTTCATCAGCAGGTCTTCTGATGTAGGAATTCTGATGGCCAATGAGATAGAGAAGGATGATCCGTCATTGGGGGAATTTCCAATCCTAAGATATTTTGTCGGTGAGCCGTCTCAGTTCTCGGACAAGGTTGAGTATTACGAAGGCATTAGAGATCTTCAGGAAGTATTCAATGAAGCGGAGGCCTCGACTGGAGATGATCGCAGACAATTCTTAGAGAAGTTTGGGGGCAAGGTCAGACTTGAACCTCTGTACAAGCAGACCCAAAAACAGCTTCGTGCATTACGGCAGAAGAAGAAGTCCATTGAAAAGATGCAGTCGGATCCGGCAAGAGCCTACGATCAGATTCAAAGAATAGAGGCCCAAATGGATTTGCTGTTTGATCGATTTAACAAGAAATATCGAGAGGCTAATAAATGAAAAAAGCCAAGCCAAAAAAGAAGGGGCGCTACTCCAAAGAACAAGGCGCTTTACTCGCGGGTCAAGTCAGAGGCCAAGCGAAAGTTCAAGGTGTGGCCCTCTGCGTATGCCTCTGGTTGGCTGACCAAGGAGTACAAGCGCAGGGGTGGAACCTATGCCTAGCAAGAAGCCGAAGGGCGGTCTGACCAAGTGGTTCAAGGAAGACTGGGTCGATCTCAAGACAGGCAAGAAGTGTGGGCGTTCGGGCAAGGATAAGAATAAGAGACCATACCCATCCTGCCGACCGAAGAAAGTTGCAGACAAGATGACTGCGGCGGAGAAGGCTAGATCCAAGTCAAAGAAGACTGGGCCAGCCAAGGTGAAGCACGACGTTACAGCGTCAGGGAAGCGCAGAAAGACCTCAACTAAAAGGACTAAGTAATGTTTAAGAACTGCTCAACGTGTAAGACAAAGGCGAAGTGCAAGAAGGCTGGTAAGTGCATGGGGAAGAAGTCGGCCCCCAAGAAGAGGGCCAAGAAGTATTGAGGACAGGCCGCTTACGCGGCCTTGATTCCGCTGTCGGTTAGCTTGAGGTCGATGCTGTCCTCAATCCAAAACTCGGCGCTATCTCCAAACCCCTCCCGCCGGTAACCGTAGATGTATAAGTCATGCTCATCTCCGGTTACCAGCGGCATCTCGCTAACGGGATAGTGCCAAACATCACCGCCTTCAGCATAGGTGATTGCGACCTCGGTCTTGTGGGCACACCTCAACTGCTTGGCTATTTGCCTAACCTGCTTTCGTTGCTCTGTCTTAGTCATCACGCGGCCTCCTGCATTGCCGTAGCTCTAGGGTTCACCAGACGGCTTCTGAGGATGCGATAGAGGTCTCTCCATCCTTCCCCATGGGCCTTGCGGTACTTCGTCTTCAGCCACCGTGTGCGCGGCCCCCAGTGGTGCTGGACGTGGTGCGCCACTTCATGTGCAACGACGCATAGCAAACGGTTCTCAACGTCGCCGCAGTCCATCGACCCGATCACTGGATCGCCTGCGAAGGCTTTGTACTCAGACATCTGTGACGTCCCCCTGCGCAAAGACCAGAGGTCAATGGTGATGCCCTTGGCTCCGCCGTATGATGCTTGCCCGCGATGCTTAACGTGGACGCTACACATGCGCTTCATCTGCGTGTAGGTGGCTGGGATCTCATGCTCAGCCTTAGCCAGTTCACGCAGGCAGAGGTCTGCCATTTTGCGAACCATCTTGGCTTCAGCCTTGGTCACGTTGTCGCTGTGCGATAGTTGCTTGCCCCTCATTTCCAGTTCCTCCCCAGAAACTCACCAAGGTTGATGTCGAGCTTGTCGATCACCGCGTTGAATGCCCACAGGTCTGAGAGGTAGACGGTCTTGCCTGCCTTGTCAGCCTGCTTGAAGTAGTGGTCATGTATCTTCCGCGCCCACTCTTCCTCGTTCATCAGGTACTTAACCTTGCGATGAGTGGGTATCTTGCGGATACGGTTAGGTGTAGTATTGATTCTTGGCATAGCGTTTTTCTCCAGATTGTCGCTACTGTCACGCTGGTGGGGGGTCAGTCCCCCATCGGCACCTTTCACACACGTTGAAGCGCATGTGATGTGAACATCATATCAAATCAATATCCGCCAAATCCCACTTACGTCCCGTAATGCGCCTGAAACCCGCATAAACACTAGGCCTCTGCGTCAAAATCAGGGGGGTTGACACCTACATTCGTAGTCTTAAATGGTCATAAAGTTGGCTATTTATGTCCCTGACGCCCTGTAAGTTGTTGATTTTTATGGGCGCAAAAAAAATCTATAACAACGATTTGAAGTGTTTACATTGGTATTCGGCTGTATAATAGAAGCTGTGATGAACGACTCAGGAGAAGGTCTATGAACCTTGATGGAGAAGTTACCTCGCTGTCCGACAGCCCGTGCAATGGGTGGTGTTCGGCAACGATCTTTGGCGACGTAGCCTGCAAAGGATGCGGTCGCACTCAGGACGAAATCTCTCAGTGGAATGGCATGACTGAGGTTGAGAAGAAGCTGGTCGTTATCGATCTAGCTAAACGCGACTTCGCTATCCGCCACGTTTACGAAACCTCACTCAAGCCGAGAAAGCTAGGATGACTGTAGTGCCTATCAAGAATGCCGGAGCAATCGAAGAACTCGATAGACTAAGAGATCAGTTGTTGTCTGGCGAGGCTACTAAGTTCTATGCGTTCACTGACGCAGAAGATCCTGAAGACGCAGTGGTGTATGGCGGGGACTGGGATATGACGGAACTGGTTGCAGTGCTTGGAGCGTTGCAGTCAATGGAGATTAAGTCTGTTCTCGATACGCTGTTTGAGGCGACCGACGAATTTGAGGAAGAGGACTACCCCGAAGAGTAGTCCCGACCACCACACTCTTGTTACCCAGCCTAAAAGATAACCTCAAGATCGTCATTTTCGCTGAGCGTTAAAAGCGAATGCCAAGCAAACTCATGACCAGTAACAGTGTTGCGCACTCTTAACGGTTGTCTCTGGGGTTGTATCGGGCTTAGCTCGGGCATCCCACACGGGTTCCAAGGTTTTTCAGCGGACAGCTTTGGCGGCTCTTTGACCTGCGATGCAGGGGGATCTATTGACGGACTGAGGTCTATGTCACCGAACAACAGCCTTCCGTCCTGCCCCGTAACTGCTCTGGCAGACACAGGGAAAGGGCAGTCATACTCACCGAAGTCTTCTAGCGGATCGTCAAGCCTCATCCCACCACACCTTTTGTTACCCAGTAGACGACTCCGCAAAGTAGCCTATTTAAATTGGAAGTCCGGCGACAGATTCCAAGCTGATTAAAATTAAAACAAAGCTAAGCTAAGCCTTATTCAGTTAAGTTCTATGCAGCATGTGTTAAGGCTCGATTCTGAGCGCTAACACTGGCAGTGTTGAGGTCGACGGTTCGATCCCGTCTGGCTCCACCACCATTCTACTAGGCCGTTTGACCGTAACACTTACGGAAGACGGTCTATCTATAACAGAATGATCTATACCAGCTTTCGCTGACCCATTCTGCGTATAGGATTTACTCGGCACCGAAGCACCGTTGTTCACGAAGTTCTGCATGTCCATGTTGGCAAGATGCATGTAACGCTCCAGCATCGCCATACTGCTCCAACCCCCCAACTTCTGAAGCAGAGGCATCGGTGTGCCTGCTACCGCATGACGGGTTGCCCATGTGTGTCTAAGATCGTGAAACCTCACTGACCCTATCTCTGCGCGGTCACAGGCGCGTTGCCACACCTTGTTCGTGACACTGGTGCGCCTACTGATAGGGTTGCCATTACGCTTCGTGAAGACGTACTCACAGTCCTGACCACGATCCTGCTGAGCCTCATGCATGTGATCCAAGATAGCCAAAGCACTCTGCGATAGAGGCACCAGCAAACGCTTGCCGGACTTCATCTTAGAACCTTTGATATCTAGCATCCCATCCTGCACCTCACTCCACAGCAGGCACTTGACGTTCGTCACGCGCAAGCCAGTGGCCAGTGCAAAGCGCACCATCTGTGATTGCAGTCTGGGAAGGCAGAACAGCAGTCGTTGAACTTCTCGCTCATCTAAGACTCTAGGTTCGCGAGCATCCTCAGACACATTCAGGTTTTCGTATGATGGGACATGCTTCGACTCGATCAGCCCACGCTTGTTCTTTGCGTAGTTGAGTACAGCAATAAAGTAACGCAACCGAGAGTTGATGGTCGCGCTCCTAAAGCCTTTCTCTTGCAGATCTTCGACGTAATCTGTCACGTCACAAACTCCAAAGCTATCGATTGGCCGGTTGCCGTAACGCTCAATGGCTTCCTCGATAGCGGTGTTAGCCGCCGGACTTTTAGGCCTTCCTAGCCTTTTGCTCGGTTGCTTTATGTAGCGCTCAGCAACTTGCCGAAACGCTACCATTTCGCGGTCACTCATATTCGCTCTCCTCATTACTGAAGAAGCTGTCGCCGAACCGCTTATCGATAGTACCCCAAACGGGCGGCGTTTTTGAACGCCTTAGCTTCTCGGCTTTGTAAATAGCTTCATCTTTGGTCATGAATTCATGGCCTACCTGCCAGACTTCGTCACCTTCCCCGTTGCGAGTACGCAAATTCTCTGTGGTGGCGGGGTTTAATCTAACGGGGACAACAGGGCGGAAGTGCATTCTCAGCAGGGTCACCCATAGCCTTTCTGGGTACTGCCGATTCAATTCATCGATGTGCCGAATCTTTACTCTGAGCGCGGCACCACGCCTCTTATCTGGCGTTTTTTGCGATTCGATTTCCTCGGAAGATCTTGACCTGCGAAGGCGCTTCAAATCTGAGTAGTCCATTTGTCCTCCTCTGCTCGACCCCCGATGTTGCTTGTCCGCACCTAGCGCACTCTGTTTCAGCGCTGGAGTACATCTTTGTCCCCTCGTAATAAATGCGGACGCCCTGTACCTCAACTGGATTCGGATGCTTCTCCATCAGCGCCACCTCCAGCACGTTCTGATCTTCGTAGATATGCAACACCGCCACCGTTGTTCTTTTTAGAGTCATGATTTCCATCAGCGTGACCTTAAAGTCACAGGTGTTAGGTGCGTCTTTCTGGTTGAGATTTGTCCCGCAAAAAACTGTCTGACCAACGCTTCTGCCCAGCACAAAGTTCTTTAGTCGAGGGTCGGCTCTCATGGTTATCGCCCTCTACCATGATCGAGGTCTGAGACAGGGCGATTTACCAAACATCCTTGTCTGGCACGATGAGTCGTGTGCGCCGACGACACGCTTAGGAGTCGCCTCAGACCCTTTTTCAAAACGGAATGTCGTCGTCTTCAAACTCCTCGATGGCTTCCTGCTGAACAGGTGCTGACCCGCTTACCGGCTGGAACCCCTCGGGCACTCCGCCGCCAGCTTCTTCGAGGACTTGAACTTGATTGACGTAGGTCGAGCAACCGTGATCCTTGTAAGGCTCTTCTGCAATCGCCGCTAAGATTTTGACCTTCGAGTTGAAGGGAATCTCACCCTTCTCCCATGCACTCAAGTCGGGATTAAAAATACCTACGTCATAGGTAGTCGAGAACTTTCTCTGCGGAGTTCCCTTATAATCTTTAACTTGCACTCCAGCTTCAGTGAGCGCCTCGGCATTGGCCGCATCAAGCTTCACCGTGATGGTGTACTTGTCTGTGCTTTTACCCTGATAGGTGTCAAACTCTTTGAGGTTGCAGAACGCCACCTCACCTTCAACGTACATTTTTTTCATGATCAGTCTCCCATTTTGACTTTGATTTGGCGTGTGTTGGATGAGGATCTAAAGTCTTCTAGCTCATGGCCGTTTGACAGCAACGCCGCCTCACCACCAATAGCTTCAAATCCCTTCCGGAAATCGAACGATGCTTTGCGCTTGATGCACTGCAATTGGATGACACCATCCGTCACGTTCCTGTTCGAGTACTTGTCAGCGACGACTTTCTTCGCGTCATTCACCACGTTTTCGAGACCCAAAATCTCTCCGAGAATGGCTGAGTGTTCCGTCCTCAGTTCGTTGAGACGCACCATTGCCTTGGAAAGAGTCTCCATTTCATCGCCCTTGACGACCTCGTAAATGTTCTCAGCAGAGTCGGTATGAACTTTCCTCCGAGACAAGTTCTCGTATTCAGAGTGGATGTACTCATGCCATTCAATGTAGAGATCGATGCGAGGAATCGTTCCCTTTACCGGCTTGGGTAGCAGGACTTTCGGTAGCGGCTCATGCAACCAGCCCTCTTCGCGATGGATCCGCTCGATGTTGTACTCGGGTTCTGCATCGGCGTGGGGTGACAGGTAGCAAAGAAAGTCCAGCCAATCCACATCCAGCACCTCCATGACCAACTGGCACTGACGCAAGTACATCTTCTTCTTTTCGTCCCAAACGCTGTAGGGAGCCTTTGTGAATCGAGGGTATGGGCACTTGATCTCGATAGAGCCATCCAGTCCGACAAGGCCGTCTGGCGAAGCTCCGAGAAACTCATACATTGGATGCACAACGAAGTCGGTTTCATCTACGGTGGTGTTAAACGCTCGCTCGTACCACTCCTTAGCAACTGACTCCATCATCTGACCGTGTGCAACTGCGGGGCCACCGTTAAACTCTGACGGCGCTCCGGCTAGGTCTCGCACCATAGACCTGACAAGGTCATCTGGCTTTTGATACGGATTGCACTGCTCTAAAACACCAACGGCAGTTCCGCTTATCTTTCCTTTTCTCTGCTCAAGCCATTCGACTGAACCCTGTTCTACAGCCGCCATACAACACCCCGCTCGCCTAGCGCGTCGGACTCGCTAGTCCAATTTTGATTGTCGTTAAAGTCTGAGATGAGGAGGCTTGCGACTAACTCAAGAAAACCGGATCGTCTTGCCCGAGCAGGGTTACCTGCCCAAGTTATCCCAGCCGCTTCCAAGTTAAGTCTGCTCCAGATATTGTTAGCCATCTCGCAATCACCAATGCAGTACAGCCATCGTTGAGCATTCGTATTATTTGTTTTCATGATTTAAACCCTTCGCTTTTAGTAGAACTTCCCAGCGCTCATGGAACTCATCCTCATCCCATTTGCGATTTGCCCATTGGCGTCCTGCCTTTGGTTTATATTTCTTGGCCGTCTCTTTTGATACAACTACCTTTGCCACTTTCTCCAAGTAAACTTGCTTTGCTTCTTCTTCTGATTTTTCGGACTGATATTTTGTATCATCTCCCACCTTACTAGGAGATACCGCCTTCTTGGTAGGCTTTTTACTAGATGAGTCGGTAATAAAGGGATAATTGTCGTGGTTGAGCCATAAATCCCATCCAAGACCTAACTCCGCCAAGGCGCGAACCCGACATCTCATCTTGGCGTTGTGGATGTCATCAGCATTAGGGTTTTGAACTGGCTTATTATTGTATCCAGTGACCGATTTGGAGACGTGAATACTGGAATTGCCCACTGCTACCGTGACTCGAACCTCTGCTGTAGTGTCAGCAAAGTAGAAAACCTCAAGCCCTTCGGGGCTTCTATCGAAGGCCCACTCGTAGTCGGGATAGTTTTTCATCATGAGCGCGTGAGCGTTCTGCCACGGCAAGTAGGGGAGCTTTATGGGCTTGCCATTATCTTCGGCATCAGACCATTTGACGTAAGGCTTTACGTCTACAGTTGGAAAGTTTCTTGAAAACGGAACTGCGATCTGGCATTGGCTTACTCCCTCTCTTAGATAGGAGTAAACCAAAGCTAAATGTAGGATGTCAATCACTTTACATAAGGATATGTATATAATCGCGACAGGTCTTAATACGACAGAATCTCCAGCATTGACTCTAAATATTCTTGCGCCCGTGCTGGGTCATTGTAAACCTTGGCAACAAGCACCATCCGCCGACCGTCTTCAATATTGATGCAGTGCATCTCAGTCCACTTGCGAACTGTCTGGTCTGCTCGGACAAGCTTCTCTGAAGATACCCCGTCCATTGGTCTCGGACTTCCATTAACCCACCAATACAAATCAACGTCGTAAATGTCGCAAAACGTAATAAGAACGACTGGATCTCGGGGTAATGAGCCTCTCATCCATGCGGCTATAGTTGCGTCAGATACGCCAACCTCTTTTGCCATTATTGTCTGCGCACCATGCTTAGGTATTTGATGACGCTTCAAAATTGACATGAACCGCTCAGAACGAGCCAGTCGAACAGCGGCTCCTTCATCGTCTTGCTGTACTTCCAATACGTTCATAACTCCCCCTTTTCGGCTGTTGATTGTACGGACATTATGGCCTTGTACGCAACAAGTATACACACACTATTCCAACAAATGTTAGCAATAAGTGACAATTAGGTAGGAACCAAGCTTGATATTGGAATAAATCCACGCTAATCTCGATACACGATTTACAGTTAGGCTTATCGGGGGCAACAAGCGTGAGTATCAGAGACAAATTAGAGCAGTTAGTTTCGCGTCTAGATTACGTCAGACAAACCGGAACTGACAAGTATAGAGCGCGATGCCCTGCACACGACAGTAACAGCGCGAAGCTGGATATAGCAATAGGTCAGAACGGTGATCGAATCATCATGATCTGTCGAACCAGAGGGTGCGCCCCACGGGACATTATGGATGCCGTTGGGCTGAGTGAGGGAGATATGTTCCCTGATGACCCCCACACCCACGTCAGAGGATTTAGGAAGCACAAAGATTGGGTGCCCGAAGATGATGAGTTCGTCGTTCGGATTGGCTTAGACCAGCCTCGCGACAAATTCAGCAAGAAAGATTGGGAGATATTCCAAGCCGCAGTGAAGCGCGAGTCGAAGCGACTTGAGTGCAATGCCATCGAGTTCTACACCAACAACACTTGGAGCCGCCAAGCGTGAAGTGGTTCAAGTTGTACACCGAACTAGCCCAACATCCCCGCCTCAGAATCCTTGCCTTTGAAGATCGCTGGCACTACGTCTCGCTTATGTGCGCGAAGGCGGACGGGACGCTGGATCAGGATGCGACGTTGAGAGACAAGATGCTCAGCGTCCACCTCGGCCTGAGCGCGGTAGAAATGGACGCGGTGAAAGACCGATTGATGGACGTGGATCTGATCACTTCTGACTGGGGCATCATCAACTGGGAAGACAAGCAAAGTTCGGACGCGACAGGTGCCGCTAGGAAGAGAAGGCAAAGAGCAAAAGAGAAGCTGTCTAAAGAAGAAGAACAAAGAAACAAGAATATAAGAACAGAAAGTGACAGTCACGGGACGGTCACGGGACAGTCACGGGACAAAGACTTTACGGGCCGTGACTCAGGCTTACAGAAAGAGGAAAAGATCGAAGCAATCTGGAGGCTTTTCCCTAAAAAGGTTGCCAAGTCCAAGTGCATCAAGAAGCTAGAAAGACTCGACATGGCCACGTTGGGTTTGATTGAGAAGGATCTCCGCACCCGCGTTTGGAATCCCGATCCGCGCTACATCCTGAACCCAGAAACCTACATCAACCAAGAGCGCTGGATGGACGAAGTCTCTGCGCCCGAGCAAAAGGACGACGAACTTTATGTCTAGGAAACCTACTGACAGCGAGTTCATGCAACTCGAAGATCTCGACGTTAACTCTTCTCTGGAGGGCATGGCGAACGTGTTCTCGGCAGGGGAGTTTACCGACAACGTGCTGGAGTTTAGAAAGCACGGCGTCAACAAGGATGCGTTCTTTCCGTTCTGGGATCGTCCACGGTGACAAGTTTGCACTGCGTCCACGAGAGGTAACCATCCTGTTTGGAAGTCGTGGATCCTACAAATCCACCGTCGCAAATTACCTAGTAGCTGATTACCTGATGCACAAGATCAAGGTGGGTTACGTCTCCTATGAGATGGATACACCCTACCTTTTGAGCCTGCTATCCGATCAGCTTGCCGACAGCGTCAACACGCCAGATGAGTTTGTCACGAAGTGCATGAAGCTTATGGATCAATACCTCTATGTGGTCAATGAAATGGTAGACAAGCCGCACAGTGCGATTGCCAAGGTAAATCACATGCTCGGCAAGGGTTGCAAGCTAATCGTCTTGGACTGCTTACAGCGCATCACCATGCCGTTGAATGACCTCAACCTTGAGCGGGACTTTGTTGTTGAGTTAACCAATCTGGTACGCGCCCACGACGCTCATCTCATTCTCGTTCATCACTCACGCAAAGGGGGCCACTCGGATGGCGATAACCCACGTCCTGTCATCGATGACCTAAAGGGGTCTGGGGGGTTGGCCGACAACGCCGATGAACGTGATTGCTTGCTGGGCCAACAAGAAGAAAAAAGATAGGGAGTTTTGGATCGAGCAAGGCTCTCCTCACCGCGATGACGATCTTGAATTACTAGCCCAGCCTGACGTGACCCTGATGGTAAAGAAGCAACGCCTGTCTGGCTTTGAGTCAAACATCGGTCTGTGGCGCACAGAGGCCAGAGCATTTCACACAAAGGGGAGCAAGCCTCGCCAGTACAGACCGGAGTTAGAGCAATGATTGAAGAGGAGCAGTTCGCGATCAAGATCAGGGCCGCAGGCGAGCAGATGCGAGAGGCAGAGGAGGCCATCGCTCGGGCCGAGGCGCAGGAAAAGATGACGTATGCCAAGGCGATGGTGCAGGCCGAGGTGGACGGGAGCAAGACTGCCGCCGCGCAGATGAGATCTGCCGACGAGCAGGGGGATGTTTTTAACTCCCGACTTAACAGGGGCGTGGCCAAGGGAATGTTGGCGGCGGCGAAGGCAGAGTTTAGAGCCTGCGAAATAGAGTTCGAGCAATGGCGCTCGCACAAAGCAAGTAACCGACTAGAGCAGAGGGCATACAAGGGATGAGCAAACGGGAAGCAAGAGTAGTCATGCCGTTCAGATTGAACGAGAAGGCCATGCAATCGCTGAAGATTTTGGCGAGAAAGGAAAAGACATCAGTGACCGCATTACTGGTCGATGGAGTCAACGCAGTTCTGGAGAGCCATGGCCGCAAGCCGGTAGCTGTCCAAGCAATCATGGGGAGGCCTCCAGAAGAATGAAGGGGCGCACACCTACAGCGGATGAGAAGCGATGGATGAATGATGTCGCGTCACTCGGTTGCATCGTGTGCAAGAAAGAGGGGAAGGAGCGAACGCCTGCTGAGATTCATCACATCGATGGGAAGACCAAAACAGGCGCTCACTTCCACATCCTACCGCTGTGCTACTACCACCACCGAGAGGGTTCCACCAACCCTTTGTTTGTGAGCAGGCACCCATACAAAAGGCGGTTTGAAGAGCGCTATGGGACGGAGATGGATCTTATGTTTGAGGTAGAGCAACTGGTTCTTGAGTTGAGGGGGGAGTAAGAGATGGGATATTCAACCGGCAGTGCCTACAACTCGACAACAATTTTGGAGGATGGGTCTGGTCAAGACACTGGATACATGGGTGAAAAGGCGTTTCAAGAATGGCTTTTGTATAACCGATTTGCGTTCACTTCCTGTGGTTCTGAAGTCGATCATTACGACTTCATTGTGCATCTCAAGTATCGCGACATCACAGTCGATGTGAAAACCAAAAAACGAAATGTGCCTTACGACCACGACCTGTTTGATACCCATGTTAACGACACTCAAATGCACTTCGGTTGTCAGCTTTATGTCTTTGGCAGTCTCCACGGTGACGTAGTGCATTTTGGTGGATGGATAGCAAAGAAGAAGTATTGGCAGAACTGTCAGCGAGTTAAGAAGGGACAGAAGACAAGCGGGGGACTTGTTGAAAAAAGAGACGGGGGAAAGATGAAGCACTCCGCTCTTAAAGACATGGAGTCTCTCGAAAAAATATTTAGAAAAATTGAGGCTATGAAATGAGAGAAAAACAAGCACTGAAGAAGCTTGAGTCTTATGTACTCAAGACTTACGGAGAGCATTACGCGAAGAACGGATTGCAGGCAATCGATCTGATCATCGCTAACGGTTACGGCATCGAACACGCCATGGCCTGCGTCATCAAGTATGCGTCACGGCTGGGTAAGAAGGAGGGGGCAGACATGGAGCATGACATCTTGAAAATCTGCCACTACGGACTGCTGGCCTTGGTTGCTCTAGAAAAAAATGACGGCGGGAAAAAATGAGAGAAAACAAATCACGATTCCACGGTCTCTTAAACCGCATGGGGGATATGAACGTCGTTACGTTTACCACTAAGGAGGCTGGGCCAATGCTGGGCATCTCCAAGGTCGATGTGAAGCTCCTCATTGAGTATGGCGTCAGCACGGGGAGGTTGAGGATGGCGCTCAGTTCGGGTGATTACGGAAGGACACACGCGCTCTATGAGCTAGTCAACTGGCGCACCAAGTGGATGAGAATGAAGTGGAGGAGCGACGATGGTCAACTCACGAACGAAGGGGCATAACTACGAGCGTGAGATCGTTCACGCCTTACGCGAAGAGCTAGGCACGATAGTCGATGAGCCGATCAAGCGGATCCTAGATCAGTATCGAGAGAACAGCTTGCCCGACATAGTGGTGGGGCCGTTTGCTATCGAGTGCAAGCGATACAGCCAAGGTTGCGTCCCGCATCGGGCGTGGTGGGATCAGGTGGTCGCGGCGGGAAAGGCTAACGACTTGATACCGGCGCTGGTGTATCGGTTCGACAGGGCCAAGACGCTTTGTGTCGTTCCGCTTTACGCAATCAATCCAGATCTCCCCAGAAGCACCGAGAGTAGGGCGACGATGGATTGGAATGACTTTGTAATGGTCATGCGAGAGAACCTTGCGTCCCCCTGAATTAAGGGCCGTTTACATGGAAGCGGCAAGGCACCTAACGTATCCTGAAATTAAGGCTCATATCCACGAAAAATTAAGCCCTCAATTTCATATACTTGCGATGCGTCTAGCCCTAATTGCGGTCAGTTCAAATATCGCAGATCTGTCAAGTCTAGAAGAACGGCGGCGAGTTCTAGATACTTATCCTGACTGCGACGGAGCGCTGGACGGCATTCGAGACGAGGTAAAACTCGGGGTGCAAAGACTCTGGCGGCGGCGCAAATCTAACTAGGGGATCTTAATGACTGAAGCCGCACGAATTCTTGAGCGGAAGGACAACGTCGTCTTTCTTCACCGCGAAGGCTGGAATTACTTTGATGAAACAGCCCCCGAGATCGAGGGCTGGTACTTGGTGACGGGAACGTCGGACGATGGTAACTGGTTCGGTTTCTTTGAGTTGGTCGGGGATAGTTTGTCGGGCGAGGTCGATGAACCTAATCCGTATCCCGTCGCATTTCTTCGAGTTCCAAATCCACCTTTATTTTGAGTAGCTCCAGCGCGTAGCTGGGCATTGTTCGATAGCCCTTGGATGATGGGTCTCTGAGCCAGTTGCGAACCGTTTCCAGCGGGGCATTGATCAGAAAAGCCACCTCATTGCGCGTCAGGGAATGCTTTTCAGTCATTCGCTTGAGTTCAATATTGTATTGACCAGAGCTATTCATATGCTCCTCTTTTGGAAAGTAATCTGCGCCAAATTTATTGTACAGGCGCAGGTATTTTCTTAGTCTATGTTCTGGAATGTTCTCCGTTACGTCAACCACGCACTTCCAAGGTCTGCCACGGGATCTTTCCTCCGCGACACGGGCCATCGTCTCCGAGCTTACCTTAGTAATCACGTCGGATCTCCTCCAAGCTCATGGGATTTTTGTGTTCCTCCATGGCCCTGCAAAAGCTATCCCATACCCACTTCAAGTTAGGATGCTCTTTGATCCAATCGCCGATGATAATCCTCTGAGCAGACCCCTTCTTGTAAGCTCGGTGATCGTCCGAGTAGGTGTACCAAAAGTCATGCTTTTTCAGCAGATCAAAAAACTGAAATTCTAATTCGTCCATGATGTCATCCTCCTACAATTGCTAATTCGTAAAATAGAAATGAAAAATAAAGTGCGAGTGTTGCGGCAAGGGCAACCCACTGCTCTGGAATATTCATTGAATCGATCCTCCGTTTTCGTCTTCAAGAAAAGAGGAGATCTGTCCTAGCAGATCGACCCAGTCCTCGATGATTTTCTTTTGAACTGAATAGGGCATCTCCATGAAGACATCGTCTGGATCCAAGCACAGAAACCCGAATCCTTTTTCAACGTCAGCAATCAGGTGTCCAACCTTCGACTCTTCAACTGCTGATTCGTCAACCGTTACCATCTTCATTCGATCTCAATCCCTTCATGCTCAAGTTCATCTAGCTTGGCACCAAGGTAGCGAATCATCGCGATTGCTTGCTCGATCTGTTTCTGATCTGAAGAGGTCTGCAATAAAAAAATTGCCTCGTCACCCAGCTTCTCGAACTGCCCTGCGGCGGTCAGTATTACTTCGCGCTCACTGTCACCACGCGCCGACTCAATATCGATTACGTTGCTCATGCCTCTTCCTCGTTAAAGATCAAATCGAATCCCCAATAGGTCTCGCAGTAGCCCCACGGCGGGATTATGCCGCCGCTAATAACCTGCATTGACTGTGAGACCCCCCAATCTGCGGGGCCGCACTCCCAGATCACATGCCAGCCGCTGGTATAACCACGCTCCTGACTCTCCTCCGGCGAGTAGATCTGAACCTCATAATTGGGATCCTGATCTGCCTCGGCAGAGTCCATAACGAGCGCAAGGTAAGCCGTGTTTGCGGCGTCTTTTGCTGACTCGAATTGATGCCACTGAATTGCTTTGATGTGTCTCATGACTCCAACTCCTCCAGCCCTTCCGGTATCGAACCGACAGCCCCTACAAAGCATCGATCCATCACCGCGATGTAGTCCGCAAGCTCCTGCTTCTGAGCCTTAGTCTCTATTGATAATGCGCACTGGACGTAGATGTCCTTGAAGACATCGTCCGGCTGGTGTCCTGCCTGCAAGAGCATCAAGATGCGATCCTGTACGGACTGCTGTAAGTTTTCTGCGGCTAGTAATTTCATGACGCGAGTTCCTCTTCGATGTCTGAGATGATTTCGTTGCACAGGTTGTTGTCGGAGTAGTCACTGATCACGCCCATGGGTTGATGCTCAAAGCCGTTGTTGTAGATCAGGCTGAACCAGCCGAGACCCTGACCGTCATTCATGATGATCACGTCACCATCTCCTGCGGCTAGGTTCTTGATGATCTCGGCGAGGTCGCTGGAGCGCTCGATGATTGGCTCGTCTTCCATCCAAATCGAGATGGGGTGACCGCGCTTCAGGATGGCTTTGACTAGCGCCAGCAGGACGGGTCGCTCCCACTTGGGTGGATAGTTAGCACTTGACCAAGTCAGGTTGCGCTCTTTTTCCAATTGCACTTGAAGGTCTGCGGCATGAGCCATGCGCTGTAGCTCTGATCGAATGTCTCGCTTGCTCTCAAACGATCCGTTCTCAAGTACCGCCAGCATCACTGGCAACAGCGATTTCCAAGTTGGTGTTATGTCGATGGTTTCCATTTCAATTTCCAGATTGTTCGGGTGAATTCCCGTGACCCGCCGAAGCGGGTTTCGACCAGTGTTCAACTGGTAGCTCATCAGACGGGGAAGTGGCGGTTACAGCGCTCGCGGAAATCTTCCTGCGCACCGTCCCATGTCATGTCGTAATGGCCCCAAGTGAAGCCGCTGGATACCCAGAAGTAGGCGGCGGTGCCGTAGCGATGAGCCAAGCCTTTGTAGCTTCCCCCCCTGTCGAACAGCACTACTGCGCCTTCCTCATCCGACTCAACGCGGACGATATTCCAGCCGTTGTATTTGGCCCAATGCTCAAGGTCAGCCATGCGGCCTATTGATTTGACTGATGCGTTCATGATTCTTGCTCCATGTTGACGAGGATTATTGGTAGGAGAGTGCAGACCAGAAGGCCGAAAACAATTAATCCAAAGGTGAGTAGTTGATCTTCTGAGTTCATCACGCCGCCTCCTGATTGGCTTTCTTGAGTTCGGCTTTCGCCTGCTTGAATTCCTCGGTGACAGTCCACGGCAACCCGTAACGCTTCGCGCAGATCGGGCCGTAGCCGTTGCTGACTGACTCGTTAGTGGTGAGATCGCGGGAGCAGAAACAGCAGTTGTTATGCTGAGCGCCGTGAGCCTTGGCGGCAGTCACAACGTCAGCGCCCACCTCGGCGATGCGTTGCTTAACGTCATCCTCGACGCCTCGCCCCGCGAAGAACTTGCCCTCGGGTGTGATCTTGCCGAGGTAGTCTCGGTAACCGTAGGCGTCCTTCTCGCCCTTGACATAGACGTGGCCAGCGTTGCGTCCCGTGAGCAGGGTGCCAGAGAGAACAGCAGGTCTCCGGTGTTGACCTTGGGGCGCTTGATGCCAGCCTTGAGAGCCAGAGCAAAACGATCTAGCAGATCGCCCATATTGATCTGGGTTTGGGTGGCCTTCTGCTCGCGTTGCTTTGCCCAATCTTCCTCTCGGGCAATGGACTGATACACGGCTTGCAGTTGCTTCGGTGACAGGTCGCCCTTCTTCTTGACCTGCTCCATCAGGGACTCGTAAAAGTCGCCCTTTGCATTGGCGAGGTACTCCAGCGCGGCAGGCTCCCGCTTGCCAAACTCTGCGACGTTCTCTTGCTTGCGTCGGATAGCCGCAGTAGCCGAGTAGGCGCGAGCCTTGAGCCGTTGCTCAGGGCTGGTCTTGAGTAGCCCAGTACCTCGGCACTTGCCGCACTCGACGGTTCTCCGGTTTACAAAGCCGTAGGTGTACCGGCCAGTGCCGTGACAGCGGTGGCACTTGTA